CATCCAGCGCTGTTTTGTAGTCCTTTTTCTGCTCCATCTCTTCTGCAAAGGTTAGTACAGACCGCGCGTGCTGTTCCTTTGTGGGCAGAAAGGTACGCTCGCCCTCTGCGGCGCGTATCTCATCCATTACTTGAATCACAAATGGATCAAAATGCCAGCTAACACCGGCATCCATTTTCTTCTGTACGTCTTTTGGATCGGAGTATACGACGGATGCCGCTTTCATTGTGTCGCGCGGATTCGCCAGCAATGCGCGTGCAAATATGCGTTTTTTCTCCTCTTCTGCGGCATCCATAGTAGAACCTCAAAAATAAGACCGCATAGACAATGTTTCACCACTCTGCTATGCGGTCTTTTGGCAAACCTATCTGTTTACAATTCCCGGCGTAGGCGCGAAGTTCACAGTTTGCTTTACTTGCGCTGCTGGTGCAGACACCTGTGCAACAGTAGTGCTGCTGCTCGCAATCTGTTTCGCCTGCATAATTACTTGCGGGAATGCTGCGATGAATGCCTCAAATTCCTGTAGTGCTGACTGATCGGCACCGGCATTCAACAAACCTTGCTTGGCTGCCTCACCGCCGAGATGCAGCGCCGATGCCAGTATGCCAAGCGCGGCATAGCTTACGCGCTCGATACCCACGATAGCGGGGCCGTAACCGGGCACCAGCGTTGACAGAGCCTCTACGGTAGGCTCAGTGCCATTGATCTTGAGCAACACGCCTGCAACCAACTCTGCGTCATGGGCGAGGGTTTGAAAGCCGCTAGCAATTGCGTGGTCAAAAGACGTAAAAATGCTCATGGGTAACGCTCCTTGTGCCAAAGGTACAGCAGGTTGTACAGCAGTTGGACTACTTGATGTCTGCGACAGTTGCGGAGACAACAGCCTGTTTGGAGCTAGGGGCCACTTCTGCGGTAGTAATCTTCTGTCCGTTGCGGTAGTTGAGATAGACGGCAACGGCAATGGGGAAACCTGCTTTGACCCAACCGGGAGCACCGGCGATTGCGTGGTTAACGTTTGCCGCAATGCTGGCATCGGTGACATATAGCGCATACCCGCTTGCAAGCGCAACCGTAATGCCGTGAGTGAATCCGTTGTAGACTTCCCAGAAGGTTTTTGGTTCATTTGATTTTACCGCCGCTACTGACGTTTCCATTTGCGCTCCTCATTAGGCCATATCCAGCTTTCCCTGTATTCGCGCTACGTTACGCAAGTTATCGCGCATATCCGTATACTGCTGATCCTGCGTTTTCTGTAACTGCGAAATTTGTTCACGCATAGTTGTCATTTGCGTTTGCTGTGTTCTAACCGTTTTCTCTAGTGTTTCGTAACTCACAATTAAAGTTTTCAGTTTCGCGTTGTCTACAGCGTTGCGCAGGAAAAAACCCATGCCCAACCCTATAACTGTTCCCACCGGGGTAAGCAGTTCTATAACACTTCTCAACCAATCTGGTAGCATGGTTGCAACTGCATAGCCCGCTTCACGCATTCTTACGCTGCCCCAAACGTTTTCTTAGTTATGGCTAACTCATGGTTAGCTATCCAGTGCAAATTCATTGCACGTTGGTGTATGTCTTTTATCTTGTGCCATTCCAGTACATCGGCTTCCTCTGTTCTACGCAGAGTTAAGCGCAGATTAGCAAGCTGTCCGCCGAGATAGGCAAAGGTGAAGAATGACACCATAGAGTGTATTGTCCACCACACTATAGCAATAGCAAACGTGTTATGAGCAATGCTGAAACACGTTATGAATTGCGATATAGAGCAAGAGTAGAAAAACACAGATAGAACAACATTCAAAGAATGATGCCCGGATTTGCGGTCATGGGTAAGAATGTGGAAGAGTACAGCAATGCCCAGAACAAAGACACCTGTTGCTGCTGAGTCAACCAAACGTATGTCAGCAGCGTACATATTAAAGCGTGTCGTCATTAGCCAGTGCTCTAAATACATATAGTCTCCAGTTACAGCGTTGACGCTATTTGCATTTTGACCCACGTGCCAAACCCGTCAGCAGCATTGCTTTGCCAGCCGCCGCCGGGTGCTTCTGAGTCTATCGTGCATTTCCACCAAGCACCGTTATCTGTCTCTACCCACACTGTACCGAAGGCCCATGCTGGCGTGCATGCTCCGCGTCCAGCACCGGAACCTTGCGGCGGTCCTGTGGTAGTCATGGTAAGAAAAGAACTCTGCGAAGCTGTGAAAGGACCGTCACCGTTGAAAAATAGTTTATCGCCAATGGCTAGCTCATTGAACACTAACCCTTGCGCAGCGGTAACATGCATTTCAACTAGCGCGGCATTAGACATCTGCGGCGTGCCTGCTGTGCAGTAATTGTTAGTCGCTGTTGGCTCTGTAGTCTGCGTAAAACCCGGACCCCATGACCCCGATGTAACATTGATAAAGCACGTAGCAAACGTGTTATCTGCTGCGTTGTCATGGATGCTGTAGTTATTTACAGCGTCTAGCTGTATCTGATCGTGATTGGTAGTATTGAAAAAGTTATCATGTATAGCGGTACCACCGGATTGACCGCCGTTTGTGCCCGGTACACCGTACAACGCTTGATTCGCAGTTACAGTTGTGGGCGAAGATTGGCCTATCTTCATTGGCAGTTCTGCGCCCTCAAAGTATGCAAACTCTACTGAATCAGCGCGCGTCAAACCAAATGCTATCCCGCCTATACCATTTGATTCTACGTTTACGCCGATAAAATGGTTGTTGTAGTTTGGTGATTGCGTACCGGCTGCACCGTAGTTAAGACCGCCACCGCCATATGTTGCGCTTGTGGGGTAGATGTTAGAAAGACCATCTATAATACCCCAGCCACTATTATTGTTGTAGTTGCCGCCAATTACGGTAAATGCATTGCTGGCAAAAGCGGGACGCCCTTCCAAGTTCAATCCATTCATGTTTGACTGTGCGGTATCATTGAATATGGTTACCACGTTAGCACCGCGGCTAATCATTCCATCCCCGGCTGTAAAACCAGTGATATTCATATTTTCGATAAGACCGCCCTGCTCTGCGCCGTCCATGCGTATTCCACTACGCGCGGAGGCTGTGCCTGTGAGTTTACCGCCGCTAATGTGAAAGTGATCCGCGCCAGTAAGTACCTCGATGCCTGTATCACTGCCTGTGTAATGCAACGTTACCTGTGGATCGATTTGCAGATAGTCATTCGCGGAAACAGGCAACTGCATTGTTACGCTGTAGTTGTACGTAACACCCGGTACATACGGAACAAACACGTGAGTATGCGTAGCAAATGCTGTGTTAACCAGCGTTCCTACGTCTGTGCCATTGGACGGCGCTACTGTACCCACACCGCTATCAGGATTTGAGTTGCCGGGAGGACCGACGGGACCGGCTATTGGAATAAAGGACGGCAATGGTACTGCAAACATACCTAGATTTTGCGTACACAGGTTAAACGGCGCAGAGCCTTCGATGTCTACGTTGTTGTAGATCGTAAACTTCTGCGTACTGGTATTTTGTATTGTAATGCGATAACGTATGTTAGTTGGCGATGTTCCGCTCGCATCCGCAACAGATAACGGTGTAACTAATTGCCCGTTGGATATGCTTCTAGTAACTACGTCTGTTGTTGCAATACCACCGCTGGCAAAAGTGAATGGCTGCGGCTTATTCGTCTGCGGATTGAACGCTTGAATATAGAACATGCCCGTAAGCATAGGTACGTTCGATGCGTCCATAATGCATGGCGAAGGCGTTGTAACCGGCGTTAGCGTCTGTGCTCCGGCAAAGGTTGCGAGCAAGAAAATAGTAGTTACAAGCCATGTACGCATAGCGGAATAGTACCATCCTGTCAACGAATCTATCTAACGTTTCTTTCTACCGTGCGCGGCATACGTAGTCTGCTGCGCAAGCGACGTACCGCCAACGGCGGTAACTGTCAAGGCTAGACTGTCGCTGTGTGTCAATGAGCCAGAAACCGCCGTCCACAGACCTACAGCCGATACGCTGCTGCCTTGCCCACTCACCAGCACAGCACTATTCGCTGGCACGTACACACCCGCATGGCCGCTGGTGATCGTGGCTGTGTAAGGCGCACCGGGCACTGGAGGCGTATAGCTTAACGGTGATCCTTGCAACAGCACATTCGTGTTTACCTTGTCAGTTAATCCAGACGCATCCGACAGTGTGATTATATTCGCAGACGATATAGCTGCTGGGAATGTAACAGCCATATTCATATTAGTTGTGGATTCGTTTAGAATCACAACTGCCTGTGACCCGTCTTGGTGCTGCAAGCCGTACGCTTTTACGTTGTTACCGCTAGACGTTATAGACGTAGATAGCATGCTAGCTTGCTGGTTACCTTGCGTAGCAAGCGTGAACAACAGCAAGCCTGCGTACTTTGGCTGCTCTTGGTATGTGTATCCGTCACTGTCCTGAATAACTGAGTACGGGTTTGATGGCGCAGTTCCCATACCGCCTGAAATCCAATTGAGCATAACAGCGCCAGATTTTGCTACAACAAAGTTAAAATCTATAGCGTACAGCGCAGAACTAAACGTGTTGGATACGCCGTCTAATCCTCCACTGTAGATGTCGTTTGTTTCGTTTAAAACCCACGCATCCGGATAAGTTGCTTGCGTGGTATGGATGCCGCTAACCATAGAGTTAAAAAAGCCGTCTGATGCTGTAAAACTAAGCATCTCTGCTATAGTTCCAGTAGTAGGCCCGTCATGGTAAAAGTGTGACGTATCCCATAGCAACAGATCGGCATTGGCTGCCTCCATTGCTGTTGAATAAGTGCCAGCGCTCGTTGCAACTCCTGTTGACGGTCCTACAAACTGAGCACTAGGTACAGCGGCTTGAATAGCCAGCGCATACGTACGCCATGCTGTTGCAAATGAGGATGCTGTATAACCAGCGCCGGTATAGCCTGTGCCGTCTGGTTCGTTGCCTATCTCAAATGCAACCAACGATGATCCTAGCTTTGATGCAACGTAGGTTGCCTCCGCTACTGCGACAGATGTGGTATTGCCTAGAAAGCGCAGACCGTACGTGCATTTCCATCCGGTAGCTGTAAGAAACGCAGCTAGGTTGTCCACGTCAGACTGTGAAATTTGCCCGGTTGTTTGTCCTGCTCCTGCTGGTGTCCATACCTCGTTATCGCCAGTAACTAAGCGCAGTGTGCCATTGCCTAAGCCTTTGAAATCAGCAATACCGCGTGCGTTGTTAGAAGCAAAGAAACGTGTACCTGCCATCAGCTTTGACTTAGTGTAAGACAAGCCTTGAAAGCCAGCCGGTATGTTGCCCACAACTGCGGTTGTCATGGTGACAGTGCCGCTCGCGGGTGACGACGGTACAGGCTGTAGATTGGTTGCCGCTGCTGCCGAAGTTAGGACAACAGCTTGCGTACCGTTCGCTGCTAGCGTGAATGAGCTAGGCGCGGCTGTTACCCCTGTGGGCAAACCAGCAACCGTTACTGCTGCTGTAGCTGCGAACGTTCCTAGAGCCGTAGATACTACGTTTACTGTTGCCGTAGAACCTACAGTCATTGTTAGCGTATCTGGCGTGACCGCTATAGTAAAGTCAGACGGCGCACCCGCGCACGTGCCTGATAGCTTTACCGGCTCTGTACCTAGTACGAAAGTACCGCCTGTAATCGTTGTGACATTTCCGCGCAAGTCTGTCTTTGTGGGGTAGCAGGTTGATACAGTTGTATGACGCTCATAACCTGTATCAAACATAAACTGTACTGTGCTGCCATCGTTGTTAAGTGCAGTTGCAGACCATACAGAATTGTATTTTGCATGTGCGCCTGTTACATCGTCAAAATGCGTTGTGAATCGATTGATATTGTTGATCCAACCTAGCACAGTTGCATGCGCTTGCCCTGCTGGATGGATGCCGACAGCGTTTGTAAACTGATGGTTGCTGCGGTAGCAATCTGCTGCATTGGTATAGCTTGATCCGATGTACTCTATACCAAAACACGCAACAGAGTGTAGCTCGATAACGCTGCAATCGCCTGTTTTTAAGTAAGGAGAGCAATACGCATTCGTTGTCTTAGAACGATACAATGTTAGACCGCCGCTACCTGTGGAATCAAACTGATACCAATTGCTACCGATAGGACCGCAGCCACGCGTGCCGCAACCTGTACCGTACAATGGATTTTGTGAGTCAGCAGTTATCAGCGCTAGTTGTCCCATATAACCGCGCTGATTTGTTGCTGTGAATGTCGCACCTGTTAGTGAATCGGTACGCGTGTCGTCCTGCATCTGATCATCGAAGTAATAGCCGCCCTCTGTTTCGAGCATAGGCGCATCAGGCAGCATCCATGTTTTGCTCTGAATAACTGAGCGCATACGCTGTCTAATCTCGATAATGGAATAGTTGCAATGTTTGTTTGTAGACGTGATGTTGGAAGGCGTACACATGGAACTACCGAAACCTGTGCGATGAATATATGATCCAGTAGTATCTGTGTTACTACCACTACCGTCACCAGATATAGCGTTAGTAGCTCCTACACCGGGGAATACAACCTCTTGGTCGCTGTAGTCATGATAACTAATGCCTATACGTGGATTATTAGCAAGATCAGGCGCAACAATGTGAAATTGATCCAGCAGCGAGTTCATGTTCTGATCGCACAGACCATTCGTGCCGCCTATCGAGTATTGCTTACCACCGCACGCCATTGATCCGATGTAGTATGTGCAATCACCGCAATAAGCAAACACGATACGCGCTTCGTCTGCTTCCTGTGCAGCTAACCGCGTCCATGTACCGCTCTGTTGGCCCCATTGCTGCCCAGTATCGCTCTCGTTCACGCCCTCGAAATCATGAATACGGCATATGCCTACTAGCGGCGTTGCTGGTCTACTCTTTACACCGCACACTTTCTGCATAACAGCAGTATAAAACTCCTGCTTAATGCAGTCACCTTTTGCACCGCTAGGCGTATCGCCGGGAGCACCATTGACAGCCACATTACCGCAACTAATGTTAGCCATCGCTGTCTGTACTACGCCAGTATCGCTGTAATAACTATCGTATGGGCGCAACGATGGGTTATCGCGTGTATCACTGCAACCTGTTAGACCAAACGCGGAAGTAGACGCTGCGCCTGCCCAGTGCGGAATTGCAGAATCAGAAAATACAGTACGCGCGCCTATAGCTTCATTAGCAGGTATCCACGACGTAAGCGGATTTGCCTGCCCAGTAGCGGCAAGTAGATTACCGCTACCAGTCATGTTATACACGCCACGGCACGTATGTATGTTGTACTCAGCTTCGCCAGCATTCGCGCGGGAAAAATTAGGCGGAGCTATACCAACCTTGTTTATTGCATCCTGCAAGTCCAGCGGATGCAATACGTATACATCAAGCGGAGTTACGTTAGGATTGGTGCGAGGATCAATAGGCACAGCCTGAGAAAAAGCAGCTATGCTGCAAAACAGCAATAGACTAGAAGTTATAAACTGCCGCAATTGCACCGTTGCCTCCGTCAGTACCTAGTGTAGTGCCGCAAACTGTTGTGCTGTGTAATCCGCCGTTTGCTGTCACCTGAGTAGCGAAAAGATTGTTGCCGAAGTTATAGCCCATTGCTTCTAGCAGTATGTTACCAGCGCCGCCGCCTGCGCCGGATAGCGATGTTCCGCCTGCGCACGGTCCACCGGGACCACCATCCGCACTAATCCGTCCGGTAGAACTGATAAGTAAGAATGTCGTTTTGATGTAGACAAAACCGCTAGGTTGACCGCCGAAGCCGCCTAGATGCGTACCGTCACCAAAGCCGGGAGCACCCTGCGCGCCGAAGCCGTGCTGTATCATCTCGCGCAGCAATGGCCCTGCGCCGGGGATCGTGAGGCCCGTAGTAGCGCTCATTCCCGCAACAGCAGAGGTACCACCGCCTAGCGGCGTGGATTGGTTAGGGTATTGCCGCCTTCCGCCGCCGTTGATCGCTGTAGTGCCGCCGCCAGCGCCGCCCTGCCCACCGGCAAGCGGAGTGAATGCAGAGCTTGTGCTTGTCTGTCCTGAAACCGTGCCAGCAATTGCGCCCGTTGCTGCTAGGCTACACGTACCGGATACTGCCGCAGGCCACTGCGATGTAAATGCAATACCGCCAAGAGATGCAATGGTTGCAGATGGAACGTGGCTATTTATAATTCCAGCACCGTAGCACAGGAATGATGAAAAGTGTGCATAGCCATCTATGAATGCTGTTGTACCGTTGACAGTGAATGAGCCGCTTAGACCATTACCGCCGTTTGCCATGATTGCAAACGGAGATGTACCATACATGAATGGCGCAGCAAACAGTGTAAACGTGCTTCCATTGTAGCCAACATCCCCAAGCGCAACAACCTGTGGCGATGCTACCGACCATCCAGCAGTAGTTGTGCCGTCGCCTGTTGTACTAGTCATCCACAACTGTGTAGACATATCGAACCAATACGCAGGATTAGAGACAGTACCGGAATTGATCGGCGTGTTTATCTCAAATTGCACAATTGGCGCAGTTGTTGTATCTATCCACGTAAGACTGCCGCAACTTCCATCTGACTGAGCAATAAAAGATGCAAACGGAAAGTGCATGCCAGCAATAGCACTGGGAGTTACAGTATTAGTTCCTACCCAACTACAAGTGCCACTGCTATTATTCATAACTAGCGGCTGCGTAGATGTTCCGCGTTCGATAAACGTATTACCGCTGTAGCGTAAGTAATCTGGAATGCCGAGTGTGGGCGACGTTGTTACAGGTCCGGATACTACAGAATTTGCAACAGTAGAGTACAGCGCAGAGGACGCGCCTAGCGTCTGGTTAGACGGATTGTAGGTTAGCGGCGGTTGTGCCACAGCTACACCCGGCGTACCTTGCGCACCGGGCGCACCCGGCGTACCGTTAGCGCCATTGGCACCGTTCGCACCAGCAGGCCCAGCCGGTATGCCCACATTCAGGGCGTACAGCGTGCCGCTGGGATTAGTTACGCTGATAGTCGGTGACGCACCATTGGCTAGTCCTATTGCAGTGCCAGCCTGAAAGGTAGGTGTTACGCCTGCGCTACCTGCTGGTCCTGTTGGCCCGGTTGCGCCTGTTGCGCCTGTTGCGCCGGTTGCTCCTGCTGTACCTGCTGGTATAGATACATCTAACGCAAACACGTGTGTGCTTACAGTGCGTACAGTAACAGACGGCAATGTACCCGCACTTGTCTGTGTAGTTGTACCGCTAATAAACGATGGCGGAGTTGTACCGCTTATACCTGCTATCTGCGCAGCAACATACGCCTGATCCGCAAGCGGAGAACCACCGGAGCTAGTAAGCGCACCCTTCAGTGTTGCACCATTCAACAGTGTTGTAACTGTGTCTGATGTGATAGTAGTGGTACCGTTGGATAGATTCAGGCCGTACGTACCAGCTACCGGCTGTGATCCGTTGTAAGTTTGCAGAATAATCGTACCGGCTAATAGATCAGTTGGCGACGTAGCCGCCTGTGATGCCGTACCGCTGGGAGATGTGCAATAGTTCCACGTAAGTGGCGCAAACGTTTGTGTAGCGAATGTAAACGTTTGCTTATTGAATACGTCAATCAAACGCACAGTGTACGTACCTGCTTGCACGATCATGCGCGGAGATACAGTACCGTTTATTACTGCTGCGTATTGGGTTAGTCCCGCACCTGTGGGAGTAACAACAAGAGCGCCTTGCTGTTCCAATCCAGACGCGCCAGTAACGCAGCCATCGCCAAGCACTGTTACACTGGCTTGTCCAAAGAGCAAAGGTGCGCAAAGCGCTAGATATAAGCATAAAACAATTTTACGCATGAAATGCTCCTAGATCGGTCGTGATATTTTGTGCGGTACTGCTGCTGTGGTTGTTTCTTTGAAAGCAATGCCCATGAATGCGCCTGTATTGGCTGTTGTAGGGGCATAAGGTAACGCTGTAGATGCTGTAGTGTTAATTGCTCCTGTATACGCATTGCCGCTGGCAGGAAAATCACCTGGCGATGTAAATGGAGCGCTAGCGCCGGTAATAGAAGCATTCCACTGTACACACTGCACAATCACATCATTAGTGCCGGTTAGAGTCAACGCGACATTAGTAGGGGCAGCAGACGTACTTTGACTTCTCAGACCGGAGGTATCGTAAATAGCAGGTCCGGAGGTTGTTGAATACTCAAAAATTTCAAATTCGCCGCCGTTTGTTACACTTGTGGTAGCTGTAATTGTCGTGTTACCGCTAGTGGATGATAGCGTGTAATAGGCATCGATAGCATTGTTGGTTACTAATGCGTTGCAACTTGGGCAATGCACCCAAGTCATTGCCGTTCCGCCTGTGCTAGACATCGCAGTCATGGCACCTGAAGACGACGGGATAGTACGTACGGCAACGATCAGATGACTCGCGCCTGTCGCAGTCGTGGTTACGGCACAGGTTGTAGCAGTGGGGCAACTGGAATTTATCGGATGCTGTACAAGCGTCCATGTAGCACGCGCTTGTGCTGATACCAACAACAAAAGTGCGAATATAGGTATACGCATCAGTTAGCCTGCACAGTTAACGCGCGTGGAATTGTAAGCTGTACGCCAAGCACATACGCTGCTGTGGCTGTGTCTGTGCCGCGCACTACCTTTACTTTCATCAAACCACCGGCAAGGCATCCCGTAGTGGTCATGCTAGTAAGCGTAGCTGTCCACATCTGATTGCCTACCGTGCCTAGCGTTATTGTGCTCATAGCTTGCACCGTATTAAAAGCAACATCATCGGAGGTTGATCCGTCGCCTTTTTCACATGATGTTGCTAGCTGCATAATGATGGTATGCCCACTCGTTACATCCGACGTTGCGACATAGAGCCTAGCATTCAGCGCAGTTGTGCTATCCCAATCCAGCGGCAACGCTACAGTAAACTGTGCCGAGTTTGTATCTGCAAAGTTTAGCGCCGCATCCAGCGTGTTAGCTCCGATGCGCGTAGTAGCGGCTGGACCGCCCGATGCGGGTATATTCCAGCTTGACGACGCGGTACCGGAGATAATACCAGCAGAGGGTACATACTTAGTATCCGGCACAGTTGCTATGTTTGCCATAGGCAGCTTGTTCTTAACTTGCGAAGTCAAGTCTACCTTGTTCTGTGCGAGCGCACACATGCTACACAACAGCAACAGACTAGTAACGATACCACGCATAAACGTTTGCTCCTGTGGGCACTGTCTGTACCGCTGTTAGCGTAGCACCGGAAATAGTATAATCAACTGTTTGTTGCCAAGTAACACCATTAACTACAAGAATTAAACTTAGCGAAGGACTAGGCGCGTGTGCAAGCGTTGCTGATCCACTGGCAAACGTAACTGCTTCGCTGTCCGCAAAATTCATCTTTGCGCTAGTGGGTAACATAGTGTTGTCTATGAACCCACTTGCATTCAACTCAGGTATCTTACCAGCAGAGCCAGCACCCGCCGATGTTGCAACGGTTGCTGTCTCTGTCGGTTGCCCGGATACGTTTTTTAGTAGCTTTGTCGGCATGTTTCCTTACGCGAGTACGATAGTAAACAGCGACGGCTGGAAATAAAACGTGCTTGCGGACGTAGCGCGACCAATGGATTGCAGCAAGTTACCTGCTGTAGCCGGAGGCGTAGCAGTTGCCGCACCATTTGTGCCAAGGTAGTACAATCCGGTAGACAACGCAGACAACCCGGTAATCAAGCCCTCGCCCATCGTGATAGAACCAGATGCACCGCTGGTGATACCTGCGCTCGCAAAGCCATTGGCTTCGCTACCTGCTGTAGTATTGTCAGCAGGCTTTACTTGTAACACGGTACCAGACCATGATACGTTGACGATTTGACCGGCTGTGATCGTTGCGGTTGCAGTTGCAGTAACAACAATCAAGCCGCTTGTCGCTGCAAGCATAGTTGGATCAATCAAGCCACTACCGTTAAGTGCAGGAATCTTGCCAGCATCTCCAGCACCAGCAGACGTTTGTATTGCCGCTTTCTCTGTTACTTGTCCTGCGCTGTTAAAAAGATACTTATTACCTGCCATGTGTTCTCCTTATGGTGCTAGTAAGATAGGTGGCTGCATTTGAATAAGCAACTGTGTTGCTGAAATTGGCACACCTATTACCTGCACAAAGCCGGTAGATGGTGGCGTCTGTGTGAGCATCCCAGATGTACCTAGAAATACAGGCTTTGACGTATCAAATGCCCAGCCTGCATTAACGAGTGTTCCCCCGTTTTGAATGCTTACCGTACCACCTGCCGAAGCACCATTTGCCGCTACGCCCACAACCATATCTAGGTGGCCTAGTAAGCTGTTGTCTGCGTATTGAACTACACCATTGACAACAGCAATAACGCGGTACTGCCCTATACCTACTGTTGTGGTTAAATTGAGAACTGACGCAGTACCGGGCGCACCCGGCGGCCCTTGTGGGCCAACTACCAGAGTGCTGGGTATAGTTGGATTAGCGAGCGCCGAGTTCCATAGACCGAAATCAAAGGTAATGCCATCTGTTGCGTTTGCTGTGATGTTTACCAGCGTGTACGTAGTACGTACTAGCGTGCTACTGCTGTGATCCTCAACAATGAATGTGAACAGCAACCCGTTTGGCGACGTGTAACGGGGATCAGGCAGGGATAGAGCATCGCCCGTATGCGCCGGGAATAGCCAGCCTTTGTATATCAGGAACTCGTACGGCTCAAGCGAAGCCTGCCCACCGCCATCTAGCAGATAGGGTATAGCTTGCGCGTTCTGATCGGTCGCGTACACTAGCAACTTACCTATGGCTATAGGTTGGCTACCAGCGCCAGACAACGCAGACGCAGCGATAGGAACTGTGCGCAATTTAGTAGATACCGTAGGTAATGAGTGCTTGCGCGCCCGTTGGTGCTACTGACATATTCAGGCACAATCCATTGCCCACAGGAACAGACAAGCCGCCTCCCATAGTAAATGATTCCTGATAGGTGTCTGTGACAGATGCCGTGCCTAGAAACAGCGGCGTTACTGTCGTGGTTCCGGTAACGCACGCTGCGCCTGTACCAGCGGCAAGGCCGAAGTTAGCAGGCGTGGCCGTCTGCTTTACTTTGAGGGTAACTGTGCAGATGTGGATGGATTGACGCGATGGAACCGTAGTAGGTACAGCGCCGTTGTACAGCGTAGTAGCTCCGGTAGGCGCAGTGACAAGCTGTGTCTCGCCTGCGGCTACGCTGGACACTGCTACAGCATAAGGGCAGATGGCAGAGCCACCATTGCCGCGCTGCGCGAGAACCGCGCTGGGGAGGAGTAAGAGTGCAGCAGCAGCTAGAAACAGGCGCATGTGTATCTCCTGTTTTGCAGGCTAGCACACAGACACAAAAGGCGCATCATAAAGATGCGCCTTGCATGCAACCAAAAACTTGTGCTTATAGCGTGACACCACCAGTAGCGGCGGCTGGGGTAGGCGTAGGCGTAGGCGTGAGTGCTGCGTTGTCAGCGGTAAGCAACTGCTGCAAGATCACGTCCACTGCCTGAATGTGGGCAACCTGCGCGGCAGTATCCGGAGTCTGCGGCCCTGCCAGCAACTTGGCAAGAATCGCAGCATTGCTGGTTTTGAGCGTAGCCACGTCGGTGTCTACAGTACCCAATGCCTTGTCGATGTCGGTCAAATCCATGTTGACTGTTCTCCTCAAATCTTCGATAGAACTGCGGATGTCTGCAAGAGCCGTTAACACGTGATTTTGAAAACGGCGCTCATTCATAGCCTATAAAGCTAGTCGTCCAGCACGGCAGTGTCAAGTTTTTCTTCGTCATCTACCCACAAATAGAGCGTTTTTTTATCGCTAGATCGTTGGTAGAACAACTGTCCAACAAAAGGTGCGCCGTGTTTCTTTGTATGTGCGTTAATACGCTGTAGTAGGTAACCGGCTTCTTTTGTTGTCCCAACGTCAACCGCAATAGCTTGGTCCTTACCTACAGCTTTTGCCAGTGCAGTTAACAGTAGAGATGTGTACGAATTGCCGTTGTATTCATCTGCCGGTATCTCGGAGCGCCGGACAGTAACAAAGCGCAACTCTCGGTTGCCCATGCAAAGTACCTCGCTGCCAAAAAGTTAAACGGCGCGCGCCGGAGGCCAGTCCATCGCGCGCCGCTGTCCCTATGCTATATGGTCCTAAACTGCAACCAAAGGTGCGGAATGACTAACACGTCTCAGCGCACCCACAGCACAGGGATACTTTAGAGTTGCGCGGCAAGTCGAATTAGAGCATCGCCGCGCAACTGTTGCCCAAACATCGGCAACTCTTCCGGGGGAGGAAGGGTTAGGAATCGCGCCAGACACGCACGCCCTTAACGCCGTTCTCTTCCACCGACCGTGTAGAGAACTTGCGGTCATACGCAAGCACCTGTACGGTCTTGCCTTTGGCATTCACGCGCGTCTGTCCGGTTGGTTTGCCGAAGCGCCGCGCTGCCGATGAAACGATGCTCGGAAACGTCTTTTGCACGTTGGGCATCGCTGCCGAAACCGGGACAAAGAACGACTGTCCGGGCTGCATCTGTGCGAACGGATACATGCTGTTGCCAGCACCGCCGCGCCGCATCGCTGGCTTTACGATACCGCTGTCCAGCGTAAACACAGGCCGTTCCTTCGGTGCGCTCTGCTCGGAACTTGCGCCCGATACGGTGGAGATGTCCAGCGCGCGCACGCCGATGTGACCGTCCGGCAAACCGGCAACCGCCGCATTCAACTCTACCTTTTCGGGATCGAGTTCGTTCGCCTTGTCTTGTGGCAGAACGGCATAGCCATTCGCCTTCGTCTGCTCAACAACTGTTGCGTACAGCGATGCCTTTTCTTTCTTTGAAAGCATGTGTGGTTCTCCGTTGCCAAAGTTTGTATTGCGTTCTATTGAGATGCTACATGCTGGTATGCATGTTGTAAAGAAAAATTATAGCTGTGTCACGCTTATTGTTGCACTAGCATCTACTTCATATTCCTTACGCGCCAGCAACGAAACGATTTGCGCGTCATCTTCCCACACAATTCCATTCAGCGCATCCAACACAGATTTGACACAGTTGTCAACGTCCGGCTTTTTTGTATGCTGCTTTAGCCAGTCTCCTTGAAAAGCAAAGCTAATGTCTATCTCCAGCGGTCCTGTAAGTACAGGTATACCGCTAGCCATAGCGTTGCGCGCACAAGATTGCACAAGATGCTCGTACGTCTTGGTTTTTTCCGGCGTACGCATGTTGATGCCCATTCTACCGGCTTTGGTGCGGCCAACTGTGGCGCGTGGCCTGCCCTTGCCCACAGGAGTACCGGGCACGACAAAGGTTAGCCTCATACACGCACCGAACGCGTAACATCCAGCACGTGATTGACTAAATCTTCGCAGTGCCGCGTAGTAAGGTAATCGGGATATAGCACGCGAAGTGTGTGCATGCCCTCAGTGTACCAGCGCTCCAAAGGATCGAAGTCCGGTAGAATAAGAAACGCTTTGTACAGCGCAATGTACACGTGATTGATAAGTGATTTTTCGTGCAGTGTCAAGTGGCCTCCGACGGCTGTGATATGTCAGTGCAAATGCGTATCCAACATGAGGAGCAAATTAGAGCATTGGCAGGCGAATTGGGCACCAAGACTTTGCATTCGACACAGCGCCTGTATCCAACAGGGCACCAAGGGGTTTTTCGTACAACATGATCCATTCTTTTTTCTCCAGATGGTAAACATGACCGCTGGCTATAAAGGCCAACGTTGCTGCGGTTCGCGCCTGCGCCTGTGTAGCTTCCGGATCATGGTCAACGTATGGATTGTATGCGCCTGCTAGAGCCTGCGCAGCGTACGCCTGTGAGAGAAGCATATAGTGCTGCGTGTCGTGGCGCATAGCGTTTGCACTCCCAACGAACCGTGTAGGTAATGAGCCCGTAAATTGCTGTTGCTAGCACTACCCACACCAGCAGAGACAGACCAAGAATTGCAAGATAGTGAACCACTAAAGGTGTCATGCGCAGAAGAATGAACGCTTTGCGTGATGGCTGTCAATAGCTATTTTGATGCTCTAATTATAGCCTCCGCAAGACGCAAGTAGCATGCGCCTTACGCAAGCTACTGCAGTTCTATTCTGGTGCTTGTTCGGCAATTGGTTGGTACCCGCTATCCATCTTCACATCACGCGGATTGTTGTACGTGTCTGTTGTGGGTACATAGCGAGCATCGTAATGTTCTCTCTGGCTTTTATGCACATCGTACAATGCACGTTCCAATTCAGCATTCTTATGCGCCAGAACATCGGCTCTGGTTTGTTCGGCGTGTTTCTCATCCGCCAATTCAAATGCACGCTTGGTTACGGTTTCCAGTTCTTTACGCACTATGTTGTAGCGATCATCGCGAATAAAGGCTTGTCGCCAGTAGCCTTCGCAGGCTGCTGTTTGCTTGTTGATTACCGCTTTCAGCTTGTCGCCAAGACTTGTACGCGATGCATGCGCTTCGCTGGCGTACTGCTCTGCAAAGGTATTGCGTTCTTTGAGCACGTCAATCAGTGTGCTGAGATACAGCACAATGCCTAGCAGAAGTCCGGCAAGGATCAAACCCAAAATCATGAAGACAAACGGCACGCTGCCGAACCCAATATCAATCGTGGTACCGCCGCTGTTGTGTGCCTGCTGCATCCAGTTAGCATCTACATTGCCTTGCACAATGCCTTCGTGGATAGAGTTGTAAATCGTGGTTTGTAACTTGTCAAGAAAAGCGTTGTTAAGCTGGATGTAACTTTCAACTGCTGTCTGCATTCGTGTTGCCTCCGGTTGATTGTAGTCGTTGTCGTTTCTTGGTTTCACGTGCTACGCGCGTATGATACGCATATAAGCCAAGTTGTAATCGAGTAGTGAATCCGGTTCTACGCAAAGATTCTAGTACGTGATTGCGTACAGTAAAGTTGCTCAGGTTCAGTAACAGTGCTATGTCTTTATCACAGTAACCGTAACTAAGCCAGAACATGACGCATCTCTGTGCTGGTGTTGGTGGCAATCGGGGGATGATTGGCGGTGTTAGTGTCATTGTGCATTCTTTACTGCGGTTGCTGCCTTGACCCAAGCACGCGACCGTGTAGAGCCTATCCCGGCAAGCGGTGTGCTGCCGTCATAGATACAATACACAGCGACTAGCTTACCCACAAGTACATTGCACTTTGCACGTGGGTATATCTCGCGTACCACGATCTTGGCTTTGTCGGTTCGTTTGGTATAGGCCACTACTTCTTTCCTTGTATCAGGTCACCGGCTGCCGCCTGCCATGCATCGTACTCGGATGCATGCTGGTACGTGATGACTGGCGATGCTTCATCATCACGTTCTAGGATCATCCAGTATCCTATGCTGTCATTGTAGGCTACTGCGTTGGGGTACTCTTTCAGTACCTCAGCACGATTGCGGATTAGCTCACAGGTACGTATGAAGTCCTGCGCTGCCTGTTCACTACCAGTTAAGCTGCGGCTGTAACGCACGAATGCTGCATCTACCATAGCCAGTGCCTTGTCTATAGGGTTGTCCTGCGTCATGGTTTGGCCTCTGGTCTGTGTACCACGTTACCGTCTCTGGTACCTTGTTCACCTTTGCCGTGGCATGTGCTGCATTTCCAAGGATGCATGCTGTTGATGAGTCCGCAGCCTTGACACGTCTTGCATGCGATGTAGCCTTGTACAGTGGCATAGCCTAGTGCGGCTGACATAGCTATGTAGTATGCGCGTTTCTCTGCTTGGTTGCGTGCCATCTAGCGCCACTTCCTGCTGACGGCATAGGTAGCAAGTAACAGTGCCTGCAATAGCAGCAATGATGCAGCAAACGAGGTATAGGACATCTCCAGCCAGTAGTACCGGCTGTATAGGATGATCCATCCAGTGTGCGCGATGTGGAACAGGTAGATATGCATTAGGTTGTCAACTCTGCGTATGCATACATCCATGCCTGATCCGCTCCGATGTTGCTACAGGCAAGTAGCTTGCCATGCGGTCTGTCTTGGTTGACTACGCCATCATAGACCGCCCATTGCATCTCATCTACGGTGCAGTGCGCGCCTGCACGTAGCTGTACAACTCGCTCTTGATAGGGTATGGCCTTGTACGGGATGCGTACGATGTGTGTTGCCTGATCCATAGTGCCTCCGATGTACGGTGTATCTGTGTTATGTGTCAAACCTTACGTGCATGCAAGTAACACTGTCAACAGCACGTTAGTAATCAGGTAACACGTTCTGCTTTACTAAGGCGGCAGTAAAACAAGTATGTTCCACGTGGAACACTAGCGCCGAAAGCAGTCAATCTCTCTGCCCACATAGCAGCAGATGAGCGCCACAGCTACGCTCCAGTGGGCATGGCGTGCGACAGTGCCTAACAGTGAGATGGTGAGGATGTACCGCAGCAAGGTACCGTGTACGCTCATGGCTGCACCTTAGAGCCGTGCTCTAGTGCCTCGGCAATTGCTACGCCTAGACGTGCGCGTGTGAAGCGCAGTACATAACTGTAATAGTCTTTGTTTAGGTACAGCGCCAGTACAGAAGCATGCACAGGTATACGCAAGTTTAGCTCTGGACAGTGATAGGCATACTCGTTGTATGTGCTGCCTAGCTTGGTCACTTCCACGTAGATTGTCATAGTTTACCTTTCTGCCGCTTGCATAGCAGGCAAGTACCAGACATAGACTGTGGATTGCACGTGCTGCACTGGTACAAGCCGCATGCCTTACAGCGTCTGCGCACTGCTCTATTGTTGTGCTGTATCTCAGCACGTTTGCATGCTTCGCAAACTAATATATAACATTGGCGTCTCATGCTGTTCTGCCCACAACGATAGTTGTGCCATCTGCGCCCATGTACGCGCGGTAGGTATTGCCTGTTTCCTTTGACTTGCGGTAGCAGTACGCCTGAATGCCTGCGAGCATTGGCACACCGTTAGTGTAGGGAATCACGAACGATTGCCCAACAGCAAGCGCGTTCCAAGGATACTTGCCGGTGCGACCGCGTTTCTGCGCCAATTGCGTCACATCGTAATCGTGTACGGTATAATCTGCCATTTTCTATTGCCTCTCTGGTGCCGAATATGCCCGGAATATTCCGTTAGGCTGGTAACCATTAAACCAAAGTTTTGTCTATATTGGAATAGCGTATAGATTATATCTGCTTACTATAGGTCATAAGTGGTAGAGAGCATCCTATCTGTAGTAGTATATGTAGTAGTGTATAGATACAGATTAAGTACAGCAGGATCAGCAACTTAGCGGCCAAAACAGCATGTGTCGGAAGGCGCTTGCCAAATATTCAAGTGTGTGTATATGACGAAACCTTCCGACACTGCGCCAGATGACCCTAACTCTTACATTCTAATCAACTTACAGTGTCGGAGGGCATTTCCGACAGATGCGCCAGATAACGTAACATCACAAAGTAACCAAAAAGTAACCAAAAGCGAACAATAAGCGAATGAATTGTCACACAATTGTCACCAACACATGAACAACCAACTTTGCGCACAACTAACACGCAACTTTGCATTGTTCCACGTGGAACATTACGCAAATCAAAGCGCAATCAACACACAATCAAAGCGCGAACAAAGCGCAATTGGTTACTAAAGATATGTAGACAAGCACATACTTGTGGGCATACATTAGACACAGTACCGTTATGCTTCAGAATCGCAGTACCGGAGGACTAGCAAGATGCGCAACGTTAACCAAGTAGATTTTGCCGCAATCACCAGCACAACGAAGTTTGCACATGACGCGGTAGTAACTGATGGGCGCATCTCCGTATCATTCACGATTCCTTACACGCGCACATGCTTCGATGTTGCAATCGATGGCACAGTCATAGGACGCGCGCACACCGTCAAAACAGCATTGGCACTAGTCAACACAGCGCGCAAGGCTATCCTCACATCTTGCGGCAAGTAACATCACGCAATCTAATCCAACACCGGAGGCCGTTCTATATGTCGCTCACAATCGCAGGTTTCAACACTCCAGAGGAAGTAGTAAAGGCTGTCTATCCGAAGGCATACGCTTTCCTTTCAGACCGCACCGGCTATACGATCTATCCCACGCCTTATGATAAGGCTATTGGACGCTCCGTTGGTAGCGAAGCAGGCGCGTGGATTGACGCAGCATCCAACATCCTGATAGACCAAGATCCGACCATCAAGGCAGCGCTTGACGCAGCACAACGCGCATCGAAAGGTAGCGAGTTGTCATTAACGCTAATCGAGCATGCTATCGAGCATCTACCTGACTCCGACACAAGCGCAGTATCCGTTCTGCTCGAAGCGTATAAAGCTATCGGCCCACTAGGTCAAACACCTAGTTGGGAACGCTCGAAAGGTGGCCGCTAATGGCGAAATCAGCGCGTTACGAAGTAGCCATAGATGCGAGCGCATTCAAGCTAGCGACTGTGGAAGTTGGCTGCCCTATACGCAAATTCAGTTACACCACGTTAGACCAAGCAATTAGTGTAGTGAACATCGCAAGGTTTCTCACTGGGCATGTGATGATTGGACGCGAATCAGGCGTGCCGCATACGCTAGCCGTGCATGACTCCGTACAGCTAGGCTATAACGGATTCAGCCTTACCATCACACGCGAGCGATAGCCGTTAGTGTTGCGCTGTATGCCCACCGCTGGCACTGTGGGCATATCGGAACACTATATAACACCGGAGGCCACACCATGAACGCAGAGCGCCGCAAGCAACTCACGAAGCTAGTTGGGCAATTGGATGACATCAAGGGCGAGATTGAATCACTGAAAGACGAAGAACAAGACGCCTTTGACAACTTGCCAGAAGGCTTGCAACAGGCCGAACGCGGCCAACAGATGGAAGAGGCTGTCAGCAACCTAGACAATGCCGTCAGCAACCTAGACAGCGCGATTGACGATGTGAACAACGCAATAAACGAATAAGGTTGCTGCCCACAGCGTTCGCTACGGTGAGCGCTGATGGCAACATCCAAGTACCGGAGGCCGTATGTCACGTGAGTATAAGGTACTAGTTAACTACACTTACAACGGTGTAGCTATATCCCAGTCACTGTACAGTGGACCGCACAAGAAACACGCAGATAATGCCTTTGTCAAAGCTGGCGTACTAGGCAATCACGGCATACTATCTAATTGCACTGTAACCTTTTACGATGGTTACCGCATGCGGCTAGACCTAACAAAAACGTACTAAGACAGAAGCGCACGTCAACACCGGAGGCCAACCAATGCGAATCACACCATGCACGTGCAATCTAGGCGCAGGAGCATGCAACAGACATCCGTTCTTTGGGCCGTTCCTTGCATATCGCCCGAAGCATACCTTTTCGATGTTCCACGGCTACATCTCGATTAGCTGGTAGTCATGGTAACGCACACATTGGTTACCACTGTGCAAGCGAATTGGCGTGCAACTTTGCATTATTTGCTTGCGTTTATCCTACGTTATTCATTACTGTAAAGACTCCATCGTTACACATACGGTGATCGGCACCTACAACCGACAGCAACAAAGAAAGGTTACAAAATGGCACACAACATTGTTAACAACATGATCAGCTACAAAGGCGCAACGCCTTGGCATGGTTTGGGCGTGAACGTGGAAGAGACTGCAACGGGCGCAGAGATGCTGGTTAAAGCTGGCATGAACTGGCAAGTACAGCGCCGCGCTATTGCAATGCGCGGTGATCTAACGAACCCAGCAACGGATGCCACGAAGATGCTAAAAGAACCACTCGCAGGCTATCGCGCAATTGTCCGCTCAGACAACGACCATGTGTTCCAAGTATCAACCGATAGGTACCAAATTGTACAAAACGCAGAAGTGGTAGAGATTTTCCGCGAATACTGCGAAGCTGGTCATGCCACGATGGAAACAGTGGGAGCGCTTGAGGGCGGTAACAAAGTGTGGGCATTAGCACGGTTGAATGGTGGCTCTACTGCTACACTCGCAGGCAATGACGAACTACGCGGCTATATGATGTTCGCCACGTCCCACGATGGCAGCCTGCGTACGATTGCGAAGCCAACGCAGGTAAGGGTAGTCTGCTGGAATACGCTGTCTATCGCGTTGGGCGATGGCGTGCCGCAATTCAGGCTCAAGCATTCAGCAAAGTTTACTGATGCGCGCAAAGAAGAGGCACGCGTTATGATGGGAATGGCATCGCAGCAGGTAGCCAAGACCAACGCAGCAGCAGACGCACTCTCTCACGTCAACATAGACCATTCAGATTGGCTAAACTTCATGGACAGACTTATGGGCGAAACCGTACTAGACCCAAAGACTGCGCAGCTATCCCGCATGGCCGCTGACATCCAAGACGCTACGCTTACCTCTCCCGGCTCTACACTGACAAGCGCTAAGGGTACCCTATGGGGCGCAGTAAACGGTGTGACGTTCTACACAGACCATATGCGTGGACGCACACAAGATACGCGCCTATCCTCTGCGTGGTTTGGTGACTCTGACTTACTCAAACGTACCGCCATGAACACAGCGCTAGAGATGGCTGGTGTGAGCATCTAACAGACGATGGCAGCGGTATGCTGCTATGTGTGCGCAACATCCCCCGGTTAGCGCACACATAGAAGCATACAGAGTCAATCGGAGGCCGTATGGCATTCATGCAACATCAGGTAACGGAACGTCAGCAGTGGTTACAGGTAGAGACTAGGCAAGGTACGGTGTACCTGCCATGCAACGAATTAGGCTTGCATTTTGCCGATGCTACTGGCGAGGATGACGCGGTACTTGACGCGCACATCGCCACAGTGCAGCAGTATTGCGAGGGCAGCGTTATAAGCTGGTCAACCATTACCGGCTATGGTGCGCGCACTAGTGCTCCGGGGTATCTGGATTGCACAGAATGGGCCGTCTATCCTACGGCTGCTCAGGCTCAAGCATATCTCGATGAATACTATCCAGAGGATGATGACAGCGACAGCGACAGCGACTAAGGCTTGCTGTGTTCCGTACACTGCCCACATGGACAGTGTGCGGAATACCGGAGGCTAACAACATGGATCGTACATACGGGCGTGGAATGCTGTATTTAAATAACAGTGGTTCGCGCTGGATTACTGCCGATATGCGCTTTGTTCTGGTCATGCCAGACGGTATGCGCAAAGTACGCACTGCGCGCTGCTATGAATCCTTTGGCAACTTTGCTGTGACCATTTACCGTATCGGCTCTAAGCAGTTTGCCGGACTAGCGAAAGACTGCAATGGATACGAAACACACGCAGAGGGCGTAACGGGCGATGATGCCTTGCCGCATATCTTCCACGAAAAATCGCGCGTGTACTAGCTTGCTGTACTGCGGACAGCGCTCCCGGTGAGCGCTGCTCGAAGTACCGGAGGCCGTAATGCCAGTTGATAGGCAATTCAGAGACTTGAGTATTGGGCAGTCATTTGATTTTATTTCGCCCATCGCTACGCACAACAGCTTTTACCTTACCTGCACAAAGATCAGCGCGCGCCAGTACCGTGACGAACGCGGCACCGTACACACTGTCGGCAGTGTTAAGGCAAACGTATACCACGTTAAATAACGCACTAGCTGCCAATCTAAGCGCCAGCGATGCCCACATAGACCATGTGGGCATACTTGCCTGTACCGAACGCAGCAGCACACCGTAGAAGCGCAACAAAGGGATAACGAATGGAGACAGTAACCTTGACAGAGCACAAGCGCGTTATACAACAGCTAATCGAAGATAGGCAGGAGACGCAGATACGTGCAGCACTGGTACACATTACCCGTATGCACGCACATAGCTATCTGGCGATAGACGCGGTACACGATGGCGATGCAGCGACCGCACGCCTGCACGCCCATCTAGCCGTAACGGAGGCACGGCAGATTCGCCCATGACTAGGCATGCTGCTACGGAGCGCCAGCAGCACGCCTGCGCCTGCAAATCGATGGCGCTCTGGTACCTGCCAAAGTGTCTCAGAGGATGCTCGTTATAACGACTAATCGCCCGATTAACGCGAATCCGCAATTGCATATGCTACGCTATGCACACTCATCTGTGCATACTTATTTGCATAGGTTGATATGGCTTGTGGGAGGCAGGCGCAGACTTAGGGGTAGGTTTTCCGGGCAAGGTTTACGATGCTTCGAGGCCGTATACTTTTGGGTTTTGCAAAGCTAATTCTGTACTTTTTTCGTCATCTGTAGTACCTACGCTATCCAGCGCTGTAGCATCTACTAACTGATAACATTTGCCGCCGCGTGGATTAGGGTGAGCGCAGGCAGCAATTATACCGGAATCAACCGCCGAATCTATGCAGATTTTTAGCATGCGCGCTGTATCCATTCTAAATGATTGCAGCCGGTTAACCGACCGTAACATCTCTCTATACGAGATAAGCAACTGCTCTCTATACGGCGTATTGCCGGGACTATATATTCTGCTGCTAAACCAAGTATTGAGCACGCGCATAAAGTCTGCATTAGCACGCTGGTTACCTACACCTATCTCACCGCGAACAAAACGCGAACTCATGCATTCCATGCCGCGTATATCCATAGAGATAGCCCAACGCAGCATATCGCCAGTTATGACCGGAGGTTGCATGGTATCTGTGTGCTCATCCCAAGAGCACCCTATGGCTAACAAAGCCGCTAACCGCATTACTTTAACATGGGTACGATTGTAGAGTTGCGCGATAGGATCACTGCCGTGCTTGACATTTTGCCGCCGTGCTTTGGCCCGGTACTCCTCATTTAGCTGTTCCGCTTCCTCATCAAACGTAACCGCCTGCGGTACACCACAATGCTCTAGTGCATCACGCCAATGCAGCATGCGCAGCAGCATATCGGATAACTTCTTTGATACCTTAACTGAGCCAGCATGTTTATTGTATGTCTCGCTAGCGTGCAACTTCTCAATTGTTAAGAACCGTGCAACAAAGCCTTCGCCTAGCATCTCATTCGACATAGCACCGAAGAATGTCTCAGGCGTGCTCATACCGATAACTGACAGCGCCGGACGATCCACACCCGTATTGCTATTGTCTTTCTTACTGTAAACTTGGTCACCTGTTTTAGCCATCGAATCAACACCAAACAGTGTAAGCAAGTCTTGTCTTAGTTGCTTCATAGTAGAGCTAACTCGCACACTGTTTAGCTGTTCTAAGAAGTGGCCGAACTCATCCATCTTGTACAGCATGCATGGTGTTTCATTCATGCGCTTCATCAGCGCTTGTCCACCAGATAGGCTGCCCACACTGAAGTTAGGAGCGTAGCCGGGATTAGTGTTGCCGATGCTGTCCTTTAGCCGCTGTGCTGTATCCCGCACTAGTGACGTGATACCTGTGCTGATTGCTTCTTTGCCTGCACCTGTGGGCGCGACCAAGACCGTGTATAGGTTTAGTGGCATGCCATTGACAGAGAACGCGCGAGCGAATGCGCCAGACATAAACGAGATAGCACCGGCAATTGCTGTTTCTTGTAGTGGGTAAGGCGAGCGCTCATAGATGAATGACGCAATATCGCCCATCATACCTATAGGCTTGTCTATGTGTATTGGCGCTGCTATTGCCAAACGCGATTGCTGTAGTACGGTATGATTGTTTTCGATTGTAGTTACATCGATAGGCTGTAACTTTTGATCGAATGCCTTATCTATCGTACGCTGTATGTAGTCCTCACGGTTGGCTTTGCTGCGCCTGCCAAGCATGGACATACGAAAGATGCGTGCAACCTGCTGTTTGTTGTCAGTGTAGAATGCAATGATGTTCATTAGTGCCTGATCAGCGCGGGAAGCGTCACCGTTGTACGCTGTCAAGTCACCGGACCACAACTGAGAAAATGTCAAACCATTAGTAGCATTAGCTGCGCGATTTAGAATGGTGTCATCTTCATCTATCTGCGGCCCATCTGTAACAATAGTGGCTGTGTGTTTCTTATAGCTACTCCACAACCAATCAAGCATAGCCTGCCCATCTACTGCCTCATGGTGACCGTTCACAGCATCGCCGGTTACAGTCATGTAGTGGTTGCGCGTGTATACCTCGATACCCTCTTTTTTTGCAACGATGTTCTCAGGTAGTTTGCCGCGTACCCAAATGTGCAAGCCTTTACCAGATGGCGAGCGCTCACTATAAGATTTGATGTGGGTATATATCTCTACCTGATTAGCGAGTATGCGAGGATCATCCGTAGCATCGAAGTCAATGCAACTGTACGGCGTTTCCGGCGTGATAACAAAACCCATCAGATACTCTGGTCTTCCCAGAATAGCGAGCATCGCTTCCTTGTGCGAACTCCAGTAGATAGAGTTAGACACGTCGCACGTTAGAAGCGTACGGGCACACAACGGTATTTTATCGGATCGTTTTGCAACAACCCATTGCGGTATTCCCGCAATCTCTTCCAATAGCATTTATGGCCCTATCGAAGTGTGCCGCTATTACGCAGCGTTGTTGGCGTCTTGTATAGCCATTCGTACTACTTCGGTTGCTTTCATCGGCTTGTTCAAATCACGTTCATAGTGCGCCCGTAGCTGCATGTACGCAGCGTAATCATCGCCGCGCAGAACTACATGCAAAATTAATTCGGGATCGCTTTTGTGTTTGGCGCTCATGAGACATACTCTACACGCAAAACCAAGAAAAATATAAAAATATTTTGTATTGACATCATACGCCTGAATCGGTACGCTGTCTCCAGAAGAAAAATCTACGGAGGCCACATGGAAGAGACGCAAAAAGCATTGCTAGCACAGTGGACAGAAGCAGAGCAAAACTGCGCGATGTGGAAAGCAAAAGAGCTACGCTTGCGCACAGAAGTAATCGCGCAGTTCTTTGATACCAGCAAGGATCAGGGTACAGAACACTTTGAACTCGGCAACGGTTACAAGTTGACCGCTGTTAAGAAGCTGAACTATACGCTCACCAATAAGAATGGTGAGACTGTGGCAGCACTGCAAGCACTGCGCCCGGATACCGCGCAGCGGCTTGTTTCGTGGTCGCCTACGCTGTCCAAGACGGAGTACGATCGGCTGTCTTCCAACGAAAAGATGTTACTCACCAACGCGCTAACTATCAAGCCTGCTACACCGTCGCTTGAGTTAGTGGAACCAAAGAAGTAATGCCGTTCTACGGCGGTTACTTCTTTGGTTTGCTGACTGGCTTTATCATCGGCGCTGGTGTTGTTATCTTATTGTTGTACAAAAGGAATTAAGCGTGGAACAACACCGGCACGTATGGGACAGCGAGCATGGCTTCTATCGGTTCAAAAAATCGGTAGGACTGAAGTGTTCCTGTGGTTTAATGGCATTCTATTTCCCGTCAGTTGGCTTGCCGTATTTTAGCGATCACCAGCTAAAGAATCCAGACTACGTACCAACACCGCAGCACGCAAAGCAGGAGACACATGCGCGTTAACATCTACGCAGAGGAGTTGACAGACCGCGTGGAACTTATCACGAAAGTGATAGAAGGACAGACCTATACGGCTGTGCGCTTTTACATGGAATTGCCGGTAACGGTGACAGTTCCTAACTACGCTGCAAACGATATTGCTGCGTCAACCAAAACGCAAAACGTGCGCGGTCCATTCATGCACCGTCCGGGTGATGATGATTCAGCGGCGGTTACCTTTTGGGGCAAGCACGATTTGCAACGTATACTGCGCAAGGCTCTTGACAAATTAGAGGAGCATTACGCAACCAAGGAAATAGCTTGAACTCTTCTGATCTACGTCCGGCTGGTGACTTTGCGCGGCATTACTTTGTTAAGATGCTGCTTTTCGGAGGACCGGGGAGCGGTAAAACTCCGCTGGTAACTACAGCACCCGCGCCTGTACTATTTGCGGCTGAAACTGGACTAGCTACCATGCGCGGCTCTAATGTGCCCACATATCCTATTCTGAATACAGCCACGGCACGCGCTGCAATTGATTGGATCACCAGCGATGCGAAGGACGCGGCACAGTTCCAAACAGTGTTTGTTGACTCTGGGACACAGATGGCACAGAACGCGCTAGACCATTGGTTGCCGCTGCGCTCTGATGGACGCAAAGCGTATGGAGATATGGACAAAGAGATGTATCCTTTGTTTAATCGCCTGTACTATCAGAAGAATAAGCACGTAGTTATCGTTGCAAAAGAATCAATCGATGGGGAAGAAAACCGCATTCCTATCTTTCCCGGCAAGAGCATGAATAGTTGGGTTCCGCACTTGTTTGATCTTATCGCGCATCTAGGCATTTACTCTGCTGGTGCATGGCGCGGTTTGGCATTGCGTTGTCATCCTGAGTTTGAAAAGGTGAAAGTACGCGCACGATACCGTACACTTGACCCATTAGAGCCGCCTGATTTATCAGCGTTGTTTCGTAAAGCAATGCTGTAAACATTCACACTTTAACCGGAGGATTCTGGCAAATGCAATTCAACTTCGATGCACGCATTATCGAACCAAACACAGGCGGCAGTGGTGGCGATGATATTCCCACCGGCACCTATCACGTGATGATCGACAACATAGAGCGCAAGCCAGTTACCGACAAACCTACTTGCGCCTATCTCGAAGTATCAATGGTTGTACTTGATCCGGGGCCGTACAAAGGCTTGCACGTGATTGATCGGCTGAATATGTGGAATGATTCAGCCAAAGCACAGGACATTGCGCACAAGACGTTTTCGGCGCTGTGCCACGTGACCGGCATTCTGGTACTGCAAGATACACAGCAGCTTTACAACATTCCGTTTGCTGTGAAGATCGTACAGACGGAACAGCCGAATCCGGACAACCCAAACACGCCGTACAAGAATACCAATGTTAAGAAGTACATGGACGTTAACGAAAACGATGCAAAGCATGTGGGCGCAGGTCCGCAGCGCAGCGCACCGCAACCGGCAGCGCCTACGCCAGCACCGCAACAGGCGGCATGGCAGCAGCCAACGCAAGCGCCAGTAGGCAACGGGGCCGCTGCTGGCTCGGCATGGCAGCAGTCACCAGCGGGGCAGGTTGCGCAGCCGCAACAGGCACCTGTACAGCAGCAACCTACCGGCTTTGTTGCTGGTCCTCCATCATTCCAGCAGCCAGTACCGCAACAGCAGCAGTTGCCAGTACAAACGCAGGCACCTGTGCAGAGTGGTTGGCAAGCGCCAGCGCAGCAGGCACCCGCTGCGCAAGCGCCTTGGCAGAAGTAGTCTAAACTCCCTAACCGGCGTACGCTCAGTGCGTGCGCCGTTTTCTTTCTTCGGAGGCCAACTGTGGCAACAACCGATGTGTTTTGGATGAATGCACACTACGCAGGTAAGTGTGCCGAATGCATACAAGAGGATGATCGTATTGCTGCGTACAAGGGTAAGGTGTATTGCGAAGAGTGTGGCAAGGAGATAGAAGACTAATGTTTGGATTCAAAACAAAATCAGGCAGGCTACTACCCTCGACTAAAAAGTATCACATGGACAACAACGGTGTGATACATAACATGGTCAAACTGCGCTGTCCGGCTGAACTATCTTCGCGCCAGTTCCGCATACTGCGCAAGGCTGCAAGGCGTGTGGTCAAAGCCGGAATAATCGGAGATGCGATCAACGACAAACACGCGTTCTATAACGCTGTTATGCCTATGCTTGCTTACAATGCGCTAGCTTACAAACTCGTAAATGCGCGCCGCTGTGTGCAGCGCCTAACCCGTTTGATGGTGGCCTAGTGTACACAATAGACTACTCGCAGGTACATTTGCCGGAGCTAACGCAGCAGCAGAAAGACCGCTTTACGCTGTCTACTGTTGACGGACGGTTAGCTCTGGCTACGCAGATACGCGAGGATATAGATACATTCTCTTCGCAGGCGTATCAAGACGCAGTACCGCGCCGTCATGTAGGTGCGTCTATGATCGGCAAAGAATGCGCGCGGCAAGCGTGGTATGAGTTTCGCGGTATGGTGAAAGAACAGTTTAATCCGCGCATGCTGCGTATCTTTAACTACGGTCACCGACTTGAATCATTCTTCTTAGAAGTGCTGCGCGGCATCGGTTGCGAGATACAGGAAGTTACAGACGAAGGAATACAGTTCAAAGCGTACGCTGTGCGTCAGCACTTTTCCGGCTCTTGCGATGGCTTTGCATCCTTTCAACAGCGCTACGGTATACCTGATAAGTTCCTGCTCGAATTTAAGAGCAAGTGTACTGGCGCTGGCTTTAATAACCTGAATCAGAACGGCGTAGAAGAGACGGATAAAAAGCATTGGGCGCAGCTATGCACGTACGGTTGCGAAAAGATGTTTAATGTGCGCTACGCATTGTATCTCGCGGAAAATAAAAATGACTCTTCTATCGCTGTTGACGTAGTAGAGCTAGATAACGAACTAGGCTTAAAGTATCTCGATAAAGCAGAGTTTGTTATCAATTCGCAGGTACCGCCGCCGCGCATCCTCAGTGCATCTACATCACATTTTGTATGCAAGTATTGCCCGGCTAGAGGGCTATGCTTAGAACCTGAATCAGCGGGCGATGGTTTTCTAAACTGCCGCAGTTGCAGGAACGCAACTCCAGTAGAAAATGCGCAGTGGCACTGTGCGCAGTTCAACGACATCATACCTGTTGACTTCCTTGCAAAAGGCTGCAACAATTGGATACAGATTGAAACGCACAAAACAGCAGCAGACTACATACCGTTCTAAAGGCGCAAAATGATAACGTTTAGGCCGTATCAATTCGAGGCTGTAAATGCTGCATTCAACTACTACAACAGTGGTGGATGCGAGCATGGCGTTATTGCTTTGCCCACAGGTACCGGAAAGTCGCTTATTGCTGCTGCTATTATTTGTCAACTTATCCATGACAAACCTAGCGCGCGTGTGGTGTGCGCCACGCACGTTAAAGAACTAGTAAGGCAAGACTATGACGCGCTCAACCTACTTTGGCCCAATGCTCCTAGCGGTATTTGCTCTGCTGGGCTCAAGCGGTACGATACTTTTCTTCCCGTTATCTTCGGCGGAATTGGCACTATGTCAAGCCGTGTTGATACAATCGGTTTTCGTGATCTACTTATTGTTGATGAAGCGCATTTAATCAGCGGTAAGAATGATAGCGAATACGGCGCATTTATCGATGCGCTGCGTACGATCAACCCATACCTTATCGTCATTGGACTAAGCGCAACACCTTACAGAATGGGCAACGGGTTACTTACCGATGGGCCGCTATTCTCTAAGATGTTGTTTGATCTTACCGGCATAAAAGAGTTTAACGAATTGATACGGCAAGGCTATCTGTGCCGTGTTGATCCAAAACGTACTAAAACAGAACTGGACGTGTCTAACGTTGGAATTATCAACGGTGACTTTGCGCAGGGTGAGTTACAGCACGCAGTAGATAAAGAGAGTGTTACGTATGCTGCTGTCAAGGAGATTGTTGAATGGGGCCAAACGCGTAACTCGTGGATGGTGTTTGCTGCTGGCGTGGATCACGCTATCCATGTTAGTGAGATGTTACGTAGTTTTGGGGTACCAGCCGCCGCTGTACATTCTAAGCTATGTGATAAGGATAGAGATGCGGCTATTAACGCATTCAAGAGCGGGGAAATACGTTGTGTAGTTAACAACAACGTTCTAACAACCGGGTTCGATCATCCTGCACTAGATATGATTGGAATGTTGCGACCAACTATGTCAACACCGCTGTGGGTACAGATGCTTGGGCGAGGTACACGCCCGTATCCGGGGAAAACAGAAACATTGGTACTAGACTTTGCGGGAAATACGCGCAGACTCGGACCTATTAACGATCCTGTGATACCGAAAAAGCGCAGCGGTAAAGGTGGCTTGGCACCTGTACGCATTTGTGAGATGTGCGGTAGCTACTGCCATGCACGTGCAACTGAGTGCGAATCGTGCGGCCATGTATTCCCGCAAACTGTCAACATTGCAGCCACAGCAGACAGCGCAGAACTAATACGTTCTGATCTACCGGAAGTGCTCAACTTGCCGGTACATAGCGTGAACTATAACCGCTATGAAAAGAACGGTAGAGCAATGCTGCGCTGTGATTACTTCTCTGGTCTTATGCGCTACCAGAAGTATGTAACGCTTGAGCATGGCGGTTTTGCTGCTAAAAAAGCGCGTGACTGGTGGCGAAAGGCTACTGGCGATCATGATAACGTACCAGCTACAACAGATGAGGCATTGCAGCGACTTGCACTGCTACAGCAGCCAAAGACAATAGACGTGTGGGTAAACAAAACACCGCCTGAGATTGTGGGAGTCAATTACTAATGGCTAAACGCACAGAGAATAGCAAGCTGTACGAAGCACTGCGGTTTGTGTCGCTGGCGCAACGCGATCTTGGCAGCGATATGCAAACGCATTGCGTGATGCATGACGGTGACTTGCTGGCGTTTGATGGCATCGTGGCTGTGTCTACTCCGATTGATGAGCAAATGTTCGCCTGCCCACACACGTGGAAATTCTTGTCTGCTATCGAGCGTTGCGGCGCGGAACTGGCGATAACGCAGTTGCCCACAAATCGGCTGTCTGTGCGCTCCGGCAAATTCAAGGCCACTATCCCCTGTGTAACGGCTGCAAGGCTCGCAGGAGCTATCCCAGACGCAGCACGCATAGCTGTAGACGATCGGCTGATAGCCGCGCTCGATACTGTAGGCGTGCTCATCTCAGACACCGCGCAAACGGTCCTGTGCTCCTCTGCGCTGCTACAGAGCAACACCAGCGTGGCTACCGACCGGGAAATGTGCATCGAAGCGTGGCACGGCTTTGATCTTGGCACAGAGAACAACGCACCAATCAAGATGCTTATTCCCAAAACAGCTATCAACGTGCTAGGCAAATGCAAAAAAGCGTTGACCGGCTTAGGTTGGAGCAAGAGTAGTGTAACGTTTCATTTTGATGATACGTCATGGGTTCGTACGCAACTCTATGATGGCGGATTCCCGGCGTACGAAGCGATCCTGAGCACAGATAGCCAAATGCAAATACAGGTAACTGAAACGTTCTTTGAGGACATAGCCAAGTTAGAGCCATTCAGCGAGGATGGATGCCTACGCTTTAACGGCAACATAGTACAAACGCACGATAGCGCAGAAGATGGCGCAACACACGCTATCGATATTCCTATCTACGGTAGATACATGGCGCGGCAAATCGCTGTCATTGCCGAGATAGCTACGCACTTGATACCGCAGAAAAACAAACTACTGTTTGTTAGCACAATGGCGCGCGGCGCTGTTGGGAATAAGGTAAGATAACATGCCAGAAAAAGTAGATGACTTGAGAATGCAGTATCACAAGCAAATATACCAGAAGATAGCAGACAACCCTTTTGGTAGAGATACCGTACGTGAACACGCACGCGATCTAGTGCTCATCATCGAAGAATTGCAGGAGCTACGCAAACATGCGCCAGCCAGTCATAGATGAGGTAAAACTTATCGGCACAACTGACAGAGTGTTGTCAGAACTAAAGCATGTGTTAGATAACATAGATGAGTATGACACATGCACGCTGCAAACCATCAAGCATCATATCGAAGATATGGGCTTATTTGTGAAGTACGCCGAAGGCAAACTTGCTGCCATTAAGCAGGTATTACCGCCACTGGCAGAACAGCGCGAGCGAGGGTATTAGTGTCGTTCTTTGACAGCGTTGTATCTGAGCCACGCAACAAAGCATTCCTGCGCGTGCCACCGCCTACACCAGAAACTAGCTGGCGAGCGCCTACAGACTTCCCCGATTTAACAACGTGCTCCGGTATAGGCTTTGACTGCGAAGTCAAGGAACTAGACTGGGAGCATGGACCGGGATGGTCGCGCGGCCAAGCAAAGATTGTAGGCATAGCTCTTGAGGGATACTGGAGCGATGGCAAGACAGTAAAGCTGTACTTGCCCACAGACCATGAGGTAGAGCCGGAATACAACCTTGACGCGAACAAAGTATATCCGTATGTCAAGGCGATGCTTGAGACGCCACACATACGCAAGTTCGGCGGTAATCTCTACTATGATTGCGGCAATCTAGGTGATAAGGGCATATTCCCGAAAGGTGAGTTGCACGATTGTCAGCTTTCTGAGCCGCTGTTAGAAGAAACAGGCGAGGTAGCGCTAGAAGCGCAAGGCCAGAAGTATCTAGGTGTGGGCAAAGAATCAAACCAACTGTATAGCTGGATCATGGAATCATTCAGGCCAAAGGAATCGCGCTGGCGTGGCGAGATATGGCGTGCATCTCCGCGCTTAGTTGGACCGTACGCAGAGCAAGATGCGCAGCTACCGCGCGAGATATTGCAGAAGCAATGGCCGCTGCTGGTAGATCAGCAACTATTAGACGTGTACCGTATGGAATGCGATTTAATACCTTTGATGGTAGCCATGCGCAGACGCGGCGTGTATATTGACGTGCCCAAAGCGGAACAAGCATATGAATCACTAGGCAAAATTCAGGAGCAAATGTATGCTGCGATGTCATCAGATGTTGGCTTCCAATTTAGCGTGGATTCTTCTAGCGATCTTGAGCGCATGTTTAATCACTATAGCGTGCCATTTGCTCGCACTGCTGCTAGTAAGAATTATCCTAATGGTCAAGCATCTTTCACGCGCGCGTTTCTGGAGAGTGTTGAGCATCCAATTGCGCGCCAGATAATTGACTTACGGCGCGTGCAAAAAATCAGAAACACTTTTGTAAAGAGCTATCTGCTGGAGAGTAATGTTAATGGCGTAGTACACGGCGAGTTTCACCAGCTACGAAGTGAATCTAGTGACGATGGTGGCTCTAGCAAAGGCACGCGCAGCGGCCGCTTTTCCAGCAGCAATCCTAACTTACAGAATATCCCGACACGTACAGACGAAACAGAGCACTCTAAGATAGTCAAGATCATACGCGAGCTATACATACCTTTCCCCGATAGCATAGCGTGGATGTGCGGCGACTACTCCCAGATTGAGTACCGTTTTCTAGCACACTACGCAGTAGGACCGGGCAGCGATGCTTTGCGCCAGCAATACAACGAAAATCCTGATACTGACTACCATGATTCTACGTATGAGCGCGTATGCACTGTTATGGGTTGGGATTTTACTGATAAGCCGCAACGCAAATCCAGACGCGGTAAAGTTAAAAACTGCAACTTTGGTTTAGTATACGGCATGATGAAACCAAAGCTAAAACGTATGTGGGGATTAGACAACAAAGAAGGTGACAAGCTATTTAATGGGTATCACCAAGCAAACCCGTATGTTAAACCTACAATGGATGCTTGCGCAGATGAGGCGCAACAAAATGGATACATCACAACTATTCTTGGCAGGCGCAGCCGCTTTGACTTGTGGGTACCTGCTGGGTTTGGCAACGATGCGATACCTTTACCGCTTGCCACGGCTATCAAGGCGTATGGTACGCAGATACAACGCGCATCTACACACAAAGCGGTCAACCGCCGCTTACAAGGCAGCGCGGCAGATCAAATAAAGTTAGGCATGCTTACTGCCTACAAAGCCGGTGTGTTTGATGTGATAGGTGTGCCCACACTCACAGTTCACGATGAATTGAGCAATGATCTTATTGAGGATACTCCGCTGCACTTGGAAGGCCACGCCGAATTAAAGCGCATCATGGAAACGTGCATACCGTTGCGCGTTCCTGTGAAGTTTGAGGTACAACGCGGTACTAGCTGGGGAGATGCTAAGTCATGAGTTGCTATTGCATCTACTGTACAAAAATAAGAGAGGATAAGCTAATGAGCAAAACACCGGATGAAGTCTTACGCGAACAATCAGCCAACTTACCAGATAATGCAGAGCGCATAGATATTAGCGTTGTATCCGACAAGTACAAGGTACAACCGTATGTAGGTGGCGCTGTCGCAGTTATCTACATCTCTAACATGCCTGCTAGAATGCAGATTTACCGCACGGTATTCTACGGTCCAGAAGCGGAAGAAAGAGCACGCGAATACGCTAAGTGGAAGAATCAAAGCTAGGCAGGATCGTACCCCGGAGGCCCACCGCCGTGACTGATAGGTGCTGGTGGCTCGCCGGGGCCGCTGCCGCCCTGTACTGGCACTGGAGGCGCAGCGTAGACCGGCGTAAAGCCAACGTAGCCAAAGCCAGCGCTGTTGCCGAGGTATCCAGCGGGGCCGTAACCGCCGCCATCTGGTGTAATCACACCGGAAGTCAAATCTGTATCATGCGCGTAGTAGCGCGCGTCGTAATTGACGGCAGTAACCGTGAAAGTGTTGCTGCCTGCCTTTTTCTTTTCTGTCACCAAGAAAGGCGTTGCGCGCTGATCGGTAGACGCGACAATTTGGTAGGTAGTAGCTGCGTACTTATCGCTCTCAAATACCAGCGGCACAGCCGGAGGACGCGACAGCACTACATGCTTTGCGTCAATCAATCCTGTTAGCGGAATTGCCTCTACCGTCAAGTCATAATGCTGCAAGAATATCGTATAGGAAGCATCGCCAAACGTAGCTCTGCGCGACAATCCAATAGTCAAACCAGACTGGCTAACAATCTCGCCATCTTGCGTATCAGGACGTGTGTTGTCAGCAACTAGAATACGGTTGCTAACTACCAAGAGTGCGCCTTCGGATGTGCATGAGAACTGCACATTCGTATTCTGATATAACAGCTTTTGATATAGCCGCCAACCATTAAATGTTGCCTGCGCTTTGTTGCGCACGCCGATGCTCTTTACTTTCTTTGGATTGGTAGCGCTTTGATCCGGAGGAAAGTACAGCGTGCGGGGCGTATCTACGTTGGGATAGGACGGCGCATTAGGATCAACAAAATCGTACTCTATGCCGTCATTGTTGCCGATAGCTCCAAACGTAACAGTGCGCGTTTCGCTGTTAGGTAGCTTATTGCGATGGTTAAACAACAGTGAGGAGTTTGCTGTCTGCCCCTCGAAAGACAAGCCTATGACATTACCCCGACGAAACGCTATGCAGTTACATGCGGCTGCGATGTCTGTGGCTATTTCCTCAAATGACATATTGGCGCTGTCAAAGGTATAGCAAAATTCTACAGATAATCCGGTACCGAAGTTTGCGCTTGCGGCATTGATAGCTGCGTAAATTCCATCTACGTCTACCTCTTCTTTAGTTCTGTTGCCTATGCGTGGATCGAGCGCAACAAAGCAGAAGATAGCCGCCGCATTGTTCTGCGGTACCAACGCTGTAGAGAATACACCGCCGCCTTGATAAGCCGGTATGTTACGCGTAACTAGGCAGTTGAACTTACGCTCTTTGACGCTGGTAGCTGCATTAGTAGCAACGGTAATAGCCTGCACAATGGTGACGTTGCCGAAGTCTGTACCCGCGAATGGAGACATTGCATAAAACTCTGTCCACTGCACAGAATCAACAGTAGTTATATTACCTGTAGCATTGTCTCTGTTATTGATTCTGTGGGCACGCACAGAGATAGGACCGGCATAGGGCAGTACACACTTGATAGTAATGCCGCGTGCTGCTGTGGTGTTAGCTGATCCTTGCATAGTCGCTGAGAACAAGCGCTCTGATCCAACCGGGCTGCCGCTAGAGTCTACAGCCGTAACGCCTACTTCTAAGTCTACGTTTACCCTATGCTGGTTATTGCTTGAGTCTGTGTAATACAGACCATTGGGCGCACTGAAGTTACACCAAACCTCTGTAGCATCGCCAACGTTTAGAACAAAAGAGTCTGTCCAGTTAGTACCGCTGCCCTCTAAGAGCGCTTGTGTAGCGTTCGATTGACCGCTAGGGAAGGCGTTAACAGCGTTCCAGCCTGCATTCACATCCTGCGCATTAGATAGCGTAAGTGTGTTGCTGGTCACGTCTAGTATAGTGTACAGGCCGTCTACGTTCGCTGTTATGCCGCTGTGGTTTGCATCGTAACAGTTGCCGTTACTTATCTGTAATTGATGCGTTGTTTGCGGCGTAGATGCTTGGAAAAAATCAGTGAAATCAAATAAGCCATCAGAACAAGTAATAACGCCTAATCCTGAGAATACGATGTCGTTATTCCCATGCACGCGGTTCGCGTTAGGGGCCGTAATGTACTGCCCATTAACTGCTGTGCATGCCCTTGCCGCTCGTATAATATCTGGCGTGCCGGTACCGATAGTAAGCTGCGGTACAGAACCGGGTTTGTTCGGAGATGTAAACGGAGCGTAGAAAAATGCCGAAGCGCCGGTTTCTTCCTGTATAGGTGTTGTGTCGTCTTTCGCGTCATATATCGTATAACTCCCGCGTCCCAAACACATATTCGCAGTTTCTAACTGTTGATTGCTGGCGTATTGTTTGTAGGGAAGACCAATCAAATCAGGTACCGCACGCACTGTGCCCACAATGTCAGGTATGCGCTCGTTTGGCCGCTGTTGATTGCTGCGATCAGCAAGCGAATTATTTGGCGAAATAGAGGAAGGATGCGGCTTCGACGGTCGCAGTAAGAACGATAAGCCAATAGAGATAGCAGAGATGATGATGGCAATGATAATGCCGATAGTAAACTCGGGGTAGATCACAATAAAGAACTCACCCGTTAGTTGTTCTATGGCGTCAACATCGTCTTTAGTCACTGGCGTTATATCGCAACTCATAGCGACGTATTGATGGTAGAGCCGCGCGCCAGTAGGCCATTCCTCGAAGTGCTTTAATATCTCTGCACGTATGTCACCATCGAACGTAAATATTTCCCGTTCTTCATTATCGGCTACAGTGCGGCAGATAGTTAAAGTATTCAAGCGTAAAACCTAACCTTTCTGTGACCACGTATAGCTACGGCTAGCGGTTGGAACTCTGTCCACAACGCCGTCATGTGCAGCACGCTACCGTCAATGTAGATGCCTACATGCGGCTGATTACCGCTTTCCATGAGCACAAGGCACGGCGTTGTGGGCACGTCCAGCCGCTCACCGCGTAGCGCAAACAACGTCTCACGATCCTGTGTAAACCTGTGCTCACCGTACAGACCGTGCCATGCCTCACGCACGAAATCTAGGCAGTCATAGTCTGGTGCTGGCACACGATCTAAGTAGGCGTCAACGCTCATTGCAAGTCTTTCTCGCTGTACAGATGCTCGATAGAATGCCGCGTTGCGTGACATTCCATTGCAGCCGATTTGTAGCCGCTGCCGAATAGATGTATAGCAGCATTGTTTAGTATGCTGCACATCTCAAGTAACACCAGCTTGCGCATCTGCGGGGTAACACGCGGATCAAGTGTTATAACGTTTGTAGCTATATCACGGCAACTCATTATTGAAAACTCCGCAGCATTGTAAAGCGATCTAGTCTGTATATCTCTCCCGTACCGTTTATGTTCAATTGCGGCGCTTGCGTCTGCAACGTACTATTCTTTTTCTTGGTTGCTACGCTGATAACTTGATAGCGTATAGGACCGTAGATTGGACCGCTGAAATCGTCAGAGCGATACACACGGTAAAGGCACAGGGGCCGCGTCATGAAACCATTGCCGCCTGCAACGTTGTCCAATTCCGGCGGTAGTACCTGCCCTAAGTCGCCTAGATCAATCTGCAACGTTTGGTCTAGATCATCGGATGTTGTACCCTCTATCAGTTGCATAGGGTAATACTGATACTGCGCGCTCGCGCCTGTTTCCAGCGTCACCTGTATACCCTGTACAGCATTACGCACAAGACGGTATACCTTTGACCAATTGGGATGTGATAACTCTACTGTTTCGAGTTGAACCACATCCTTACGCGCGTTAAGAAAGAAAGTAGCGTATGCGCTCATCCGTTAACCGATAACAACGTACTATCATTTTGTAGATCGTTGCTGCTGGCGTTGTCTGCTTCGCCTTGCGCAATAATCATCGCATCCATATCTGTGTCCACAGGGTTAGGAACAACATACACATTTGCTTGCGTGGTGTAGGCTAATCCCTGCTGCGCAGTTATCTTCCATGAACCGGCTACAAGTATGCAAGTATGCTCCTCTAGCGTAGCTGATTCCAGAAACAAATCCATTACAAATGGAAGTGAACCACGCGAGATAGACTTACGAAAAAATGCGTGCAAGTAGTTATGATCGGAAACGTTCAATGTCCATTGCATTGTGATGGTTTCCACAGAACCCATGATGCCTAGACGCTGGCGCGGCAAGCCGCCGTCTACGTCTGTCTGCTCTATCTCGCTAGCATTCTGCGTAGCAGTGTAATACGCCTGATCGGGACGCAAAAACAGTTTAGGCATGCCAGCCATTTATCGTTTCCTTTCTGCGCTGGTAAAGCGTTGCATTGCCTTGCTGCTCTTGCTGTTGGGATCGGATAGGTGACCGGCTACCGCACTGTCTGTGTGGGCAGCAACAGCATCCTGTGCATGCTGTTTAGCTATCACATGCACATCATTCAATCCTACGCGCTGTACTTGAATTGCGGTAGAGCCGTCATGCTGTACGTTCACGTTAAGCTGTGGTGACTGTGTGCCGTTAGTTATCTGTGTAGATGCTGTATGTACTTGCTTTGCGCCGGAATTGATTTGCTCTAGCATAGCGCGATGTTGCTTTACCGCAGCAGCCTTAACAACAAACTCGCCATGACTTACACGTGCAAGGATCGAATCACTAGTGCCGCTACCGGGGCCGCTTACTACACCGCCCTCTGCGAATCCAAACACGCCAGCCAACGCGCCTAGTCCCTTGGTTAGTATGCCAGTGATACCACTTCCGCCAGCAGCACCACCACCACCGCTACCGCCGCTGCTATCATTAAAAAATGAATTAAAGCCGTCATCTTGGCTACCGCCTAATGCTTTCTTGAGTGCAGCAACCACGATAAGTTGAGTGCCTAGCTTGATTAGCGAACTAACCAAACCGCCTACAGCTTCGCGCGCAACATCCTTTAATGCGCTGCCAAAATCATGCGTGGTAAAGATAGCTCTACCTACAGTGTCAGCAAAGCCGTCTTTCAGGGTAGAGAACATACCTGTAAGTGAATCTCGGAAGTCATTAACCGGATTCAGTGTTTTGTTCATCTCTTCACCAAAGCCGCCTAGTAGATCACCAGCACTAGCAGTCTTGATAGACTTGGTATCACGCGGCTCTAACGCATCTTTCTTAACTTGTAGCTGCGTATTGAGAGTATCTATCTGCGAGTCTGTCTTTAACTTGGCAGCGCCTTGTGCCGCCGAAGAGATAAGCGGGTTACCGGCAATCTCGGCTAGTGCATTTTTAAGTGCAGTGATCTTTGCTTTTGTTTCTGTTACAGCTACTTGATATAATCTCTGCGCAAGTATGCCTCTGGAGAATGCACCATCAGAGTACGCTTGCTTTAAGTTTGATTCCTGAAGCACAGCATTATTCTGCGCAGTGGCTAGCGTAGATTCGCGCAACGCTGTGTAGTATTCCCTAACGCCCTGTGCCTCTTCGCGCGCTGTCTTTGCATCCGCTGCGCGCTCCTCACGTTGACCACGCGAGAACTCACTAATGGCATACTCGTTAAATGACTGCGCCGTTTGCTTTGTATCTTGTTCTACTTGTGCGTGATACTGGCGCTCTGCTTTCATCGCATCATCGAATGCGGTAGTTTGTACTAGCGATCCTGTCTTTGCTTGTGCAGCCGTAATGAGCCAAAAACTAGAGGTAGCCGCTTTTTGATCGGCAGTATCTACGCTAGCTAGATAGCCGTCTAACTCTTCGCGTAGCTTTATCAATTCTTCGCGCTGCGCTTTCAATGCATCTTTAGCGTCTGCGCCGGGTTCCTTACGCGCGGCTATTTGTACATCAGCTTGCTTGTCTTTTATCTGACTATCGATAGAACGCTGTAGTTCCTGTGCAGCAACAGCGCCTTGCTCTAGTTTTCTGCGCTGCCCTTCGTCCACGATGTTTGTTACAGAACGCCCTTTGTTGGTATCTGCGCCAGTGAGCGCACCAAACGGCGTCATGTTCTGCAATAAGTCTGTAAACCGTTGCGAGTTCTGCCCTGCTGGATGACTAGCAAGTAACTGATCCTCATAACTCTTTTTTAACTGATCTACAGTTACTTTCTCCTGCTTCTTTAGTTCAATGATCTTTTCCAGATCAGTAACACGTTGCCGCTGCAATGCGCCGCCTGTTAATCCAGACTCCGAAATGCGCGCTGCGCGCTCTTGATTCTCCTCATCTCGTTTTATATTGCGTATTGCTTCATTAGGATCAGTGAACGTAATTGGCTTTTGATCCGTAGCACCGCCTACATATTTGTCTATGTATGACATAAAACCAGACTTAGGCTGTATTGTTTCTTTGCCGGATAGTAATTCGCCTAAGTGTGATTTTTCGTACGCAAGTCCTAGCTCTGTAAAACGCAGTATCAACTTGCCTATTTGTTCGTATATCTGCGCAAATACACCTATCAATGCGATAGCGCCGAATACTGGAAAGGCAGCGGCTAGGATAGGAGACAAGCCGGGGATGATTGACAAGAATCTAGCAGCACCGCGCGTGTTGCCTGCAAATCCATTCTCCAGTACGCGCAACTCTGTAGATGCAACAATCGCGCCGCCAGACACGCTACCCATACCGGCTGTAGCAGCCTGTGCGCCGCGCGCAAAGTTGTTCGCTTGCGTGCTAGCTGCACCAAAGGATGTTTGCAGTGCGCTTAGAGCCTGCGCCGTATTAGTCGCATTTGTGCCCACAAGTGCAATGGACGTTGCAAACGTGTCCAGCACAACGCTTGCTTTGGCTGCGCCAGTAGTTAGCCTATCGATGTTGGTATTAAAGCGCGTTAGCGAGGTTGACGATTTGCTAATTGCGTTTTGTAGACCGGACAAGCCTTGTCCATTGATAGTGTTAATTGCGGCTTGTAGATACTTGAAAGCACCGCCTGCATCGCGCGCTGTCTTGGCTATGCCCTCAATTTTCGGTTGAATACTGGACGCTATACCATCCTGTACCTGAATCGAAATATTGGGAGTGCCCATGCTACAGAATCCTAAACGCTGGCGCTGTCTCGCGTCCAACAATTAGCGCGCGATCGACAAAACCCGCAGGCTGTTGCACGCTGGTACCGTTGTCTAGGTCCACGATGTACGGGGCATTGTTGGTAATGAAGATGGGCTGTCCGGGCGTCTTGTTCGATAAGATGGCGTTTGCCACGTCCAGCAGGATCGGTAAGTTAGCCTCACGTGTCGCTGGTGCGTTTGGGTTGACTTGTCCGGGGCCGGTACGCTCAAAAGGTACTCCCGGCTCAAAAGCCGGGTGGAAGTCGTCTAGGGCAGGCGTATCCAGCGTTACGTCCCAATTGGACATTGCCGTGCCTATGTCCACCGGGGTAACGCTGCCTAGATCAGCGACAATGGCAAGCGCAGTGAGCACCGCAGCCTGTGACGCGCCCTCTGCGATACGTGTGGGCAAGGTATCGAGATACGCGGCGAGTGCGAATAGATCATTTGGCATTCTTCGCATTCTCCGCGTCCATATACGCTATATCCATCCTGCGTATGTAAAAGTGCAAATCTTCCATTTGTTCACGATCAAACCAGTGTGTATGCCCGTACTGCTGTATCGCGCTCCAAGGTATCGGCCCTAGTCCCATACCGCTGTGCCGTTCCGTATTCAGCGCAAAGAACGCCTGCATGAAAAGAAACAACTCCTCACGCAATTCTGGCGCATCTCGGATGCTATCAGGTATTGGCTGCCCTGTACGCAGCGCTTGTTTTACAATGTTCTGCTCGATAGCACCCATACTTAGCGTGTATAGCAGAACATCTATTAGTTTTTTGCTTCTGCGTCCCGTACTGTTTCGCGAAACGTTGCTATATCACGCGCTGCGCCCATCAGATTAAACAGCAAATCAGGCAGCACAGTAAACAACTCCTTAGCTGCTTTCTTGCTGTACACAATGGGTTTGTTGTGTGTGTCGTACACATTTTCCCACTTAACTAAAGCCACATCGCAAAACACTTCCATAAGGATAGCGTTAGCTTTGTCCTCAGATAGACCATCGGCAAGTTCCATCTCACGGCGATAAGGACGGGTTGCGCGGTTCATTGCCGCTTGCCATTGCGTGTTAGCACCACCAGCACGACGCACGTAGAATGTGGGTATAGTGCCGTCCTCATTTGGTGGAAATGTAACTTGCTTACCGTTCTGTTCTGCATCGTGATCAGTTGCAAAATTCTTGAAAAGTGACGACATACGTACGCTCCATTACTGCCAAAAGTTTACAGCAAACTACCTACAATCACATTGCGATGTTAGGCAAATACGGAAACAAGTTAACAAGCAACGTATAGTTGTTTGGACCGCGCGCCGCTGTCGTATCGATAGGCAGCGTAATTGGCTTGTCTTTCTCGATAGCAAGCTGTCCATTGCCAAGCGTGATTAGCGGCAGATCAAACAGCAAACCGCCGTTCGCTTTGGTCATGATCGATGTCAGCATAACACTTGCATTGTTGCGAATAGCAGCAAGCGCAGCGGAGGTAGCAAAGTATACCGTCATGCTACCGGATACATCGAACTCACCTACATTGATAGAGAACGCGCCAAGTGTGCCGATTGCTTTGTTACCCTTGACGTTGTTGTTAATCGTCAGCTTGAAATCAGAAGCGTACGCAAATAGCGCAGTAGGATCGAGCGTAGTTGGATCAACCAAAGCCAACCGCAGCAAGTACACATCGTTGGTGGAATTGTACGCATCTTCTGTTAGCAGAGCCGGACGCGGCCCACCAAACACGCCCTGCGTACCTGTGCGCTGTATGTCGTCCAGTGCAGCAAACGAAAGATCAAGGTTGATCTTCTGCGCAGTGGGCATGTTTATTGTCATCTCGTTAGGCACTGCGCCTACAAGATACTCAGCTTGGATGCCGTTGCCGTCGTTGCCTAGCGTGCGCTCAAGCGTGTACGAAAATGTTTTGATAAGCGTGGGATCAGATTCGTTGCGAACCACGCGACCAAACCACATCCAGATAGACTGCGCGGCTGCGGTTTCATTCGCAGGAACCCACGTAGTAATATCAAAAATCATGGTGTGCGCAGCAACGCTGGCTATACGCGCGAATCCGGGCGCATTGTTCACATACTTAGACAGCGAGGAATCACCGCCAACAAATACCCATTCGCCCGGAATAAGACCAAACTGCGTCATATCCTTTACGATAGATGTGCAGATAATCTGGCTGCCTGATACAGCAATAGACAGATCACCAACAGCGAAAGCAAAACCTACTTGCTCAAGATTTGCTGTGTTTGGTGGCGCTGCCTCAACTGTGGGTAACAGCGTGACAGTTGCAGCAAGCGTAGCTGTCACAGTTCCAAGCACAAATATCTGGTTATTGCCGGTAGCGCCGAATCCGCTGGATAGAACAATATCGCCAGCGTGAAAGCGCGTCAATCCAGATGCAGCAACAAAGCCGGTAGCTCCAGCAGCGGTAATAGGAACCGCTGTGCCCACAACAGGCAAGGTAGCTGCTTTCTGTCGCACAGCAGCGAACAAGAAACCTTGCAACAGATCGTACATGTTGTGCTGCGTTAGATCGGTATTGAATCCGCCCGATGCCTCAAGATCAGTGGTAGTACCCTTTGATTGCTGGCGCGTTGGATTGATCGGAGTACGCGCAACTGTGGTAATCTTCGCACCAAAATCCTTGTAAGAGTTCGGCTCTAGAGGATGCCACGTGGCCGTAATATTGCCGCTACCGTCAGCCGGTAGAGTGCGCAATGACAACTCCTGCGCATAAGATAATCCAGTAATATTGCTGTCAATCGTGATAGGCGGCATTGTTACTCCACAGTGTCAAAAGTGTAGTTCGTCACAAAGTTGATGGGGTAGTTATCCACGTTTGGCGGTAACTGTCTGACATCTTGGCTGCGATACCATACAGCAGTATTAGCAGGATTACGGAAGGACGACAACAGATTTTTAGCTATTGCCATACCAGCGTCTAAGCCGCCCGGTTGCGTGGGACAAAATAGCTGCACATACAGCAAGCCATTTGAGGTATAGCGTGCTGGCTTTTGCAACGTAGTCTGCGCATTTGTTACTTGCTGCGTAGATACACGCGCCCATACTTGGTCTTCTGGTGGCGCTTGCGGTTCTTTAATACCGGGGTAACGCACGTCAATAATATAGCCAAGATTCGCAGCATCAAATACAGCTTGCACGGCTGCAAACATAATATCGTGCGCCGCATTTAGTCCAGATGTCATGCCTTAAAATCCACGCGGTACAGGATCACCGTATCTGCCGGTTTAACTTCCTGAATAGATGCTATATCCAGTACCTTACCGCCGCGTATAACTCTATCAGTTAATGAGGGCACAAACGGGATACCACCTGCCATTAAACCACGCATAGACAGCGCCGTTACATCCGTACCCTTCACCAACTGTATTAACGAGTTCAACGACCCCTTTGGCTGCACAAACGCCATCTGTACCGCATACGCACGTACTACGCTTGTGCCCGTTTTCCACTTCTGTACATTGGCTACAGTGTAAGTTTGTTGCCATAGTACCTGTTCTCCATCGCGCATAATTACACGCTTTGCCATTGCTCCTAAACGCGCCGCTGTGCCCACACCTACACCCGTATCGTTTTCAGGCCGAAAGCAGCGCCGGTTGTGAGTAATGGTGCGAGAATGGATTTTACACGCGGCAATAGTACAGCGTATGGCATAGAACTATTTTGCGAATACTGAGTAACAATGCCGTCCATAGATTCCATAGTCACTCTACCGCCGTCAATTACTGTGTTTCTGCGCAACTCGATACCGTCTACAAGCTGCGCCATAACTAACTCAGCGGTCGCAGTCTTTAGCTCTGTGGGTATCAGATTCGCGTTAGGATCAACGTATGTAAACAACGGCGTAGAAAAACGCAAGTTGTAAAACATAGAGTTAGGATCGGCAAACACGTTGTACGGCACAACCGTACGGGGCCATTGCAATGGCTGTGTGTAGGACGTTGGGCGTCCTTTGTACTCGCCAGCAAGTGACTCCAGATAGTCAGTTGCTAAGACCATGTGCGAGATTTGCGGGTTGATGAGTTGACCACGCGAAAAGGCGTACTGCGTCACAAACGCCTGCGTTGTGTAGGCATTGGCATTTGCTACCCCTGTGCCGTCCTCAACTATAAGGACGGCACTCGGAGGAGTTGGGGTAGTTCCCACTACGCGCTCGCGTTAGGCGTCCAAGGCGTCTGGGCACCGTTGGCAGGAAGGCCCGACAGCGGGGCAGCAGCGCCGGTTGTAGCGCCTGCTGGTGCTGCTTTGGCACTCTTCGCGCTGGTGTTGTTTGCGGCATGCTCTGCGAGCCTGCTAACGCTTGGTTCGGAGTCAGAGGAGCGCTTGACAGTGGAATTTTCCACTGAAAAGGATTCTGCGCCTTTCTGCCCTTCGTCCAGCGCCTTCGGATCACGCTTGAGCGCTTCGCGCGCCTGTGCCGCTACACCAGCAGACAACTTGCCGGAGTTAGCAAGTTGATCGTTCAAACCACGCAAGTGTGCGCGGCGGTTGTTGTCATTGAAACCATGCTCATCCATCGGAATAGTAACAAGCTGCCCATTCCGGATGATGGTCAATTCATCGGTTTCTGGCGCGGCATCATCAACGACAAAGTTCTCCAGATTAACGGAATCCTCGCCTTCGATTCGTGCCTGTGCCTCAAGCTGCGCTTTCAACATCGCCATCTGACTCGCCATTCCTGTACCCTCGCGTTTCTATGCAGGTTAATGCAACTACGGCGGTTGTTACACCGCCTTGCTAGTTAGCCGTTGGTTACAAGGAACACAATTGGCATTTGCTTGCGTGCAACTGTGCGCGTCCAGTTCGCAGCCGCCGCAAGATCAGCGACGTTAGGAGAACCGGGATTGTTTGCACCACCGTGCAAAGTTGCGCCCATGTTCCACGAATGCCCAAACGGATGGATGAGCCAATTGTAGCGCTCAAACCATGTATCCACACCAGCACCGTTGCCCTGCTGCGGCAAGTGGTACAACTCAGCAGCCGGAGGACCGCCAAGCTCGCTGCCGTAGCCGATAGTGCCGTCACCGGATAGCACGCTGGTGTACTTGAAATTGCCGCTGCCATCGGGACCGGAAACAGGCATCGAATCATCGGCAATAACGCGCATGCCTTGAAACGTTGCAATGTCCGGGGAACCGTCTGCGGGATGCTCGTACACAATCTGGTTATTCTGGCGCATGCGGAGCATGACGTTTGAATGTACCAGAAGCGTACGGTACAAATCGTGCTGGTCGCCCGAAGTGTACACAGCAGCAAGGAAGCTGTTGAGATTGAACATGTTTGCGTTACCGGCAACACCGGATGCCGCGCTAATGTCAATCACCATATCGCTGGCGTTGTTCAACTTGTTCGCGCCCAACATGCCATTGAACACGGCAATAACATAGCGCTGCCAGCGGCGAGTCCAGTACGTGCCGGTACGGTCTTTGATGCGCTGCATAGGATCAGCGCCGATAACCGTAGGAATGATGTCAGCACAGGCCCACGATTGGTTAATGTACATCTTGCGTGCGAACCACTCACCTGTACCAACCTTGTTAGGTACAGCAATATCCGCTGGATTGTCAGTGGAATAGTTCGGTTCGATGGTCGCGTCCAGATCACCGAAGAAAGGAACAGTGATAAACGTACCAGACTTGGCTAGAATCGCGTCTAGCTCCGCAGTACGGACAACAACACCAGATTGAAAGATGTTGGTGAGTTCCGGGCTATTTAGCGTTTCATAGCCTGCCCATACTGCGGGGATGAATACATCAGCAAACTGTGTCGTTGCCATGTTGCCTCATATGGTACCAGCGCCTACCGTACTCGACTGGGAGGGCTGTATCTAGGCGTAGACGATGGAGCTATCTGCGCGTATGCCGAGGGATCAGCCTGAGCCAGTGTCTTCCTTTCCTCGAAAGACATCTCAGACCACTTTTTCCCACTGGCACCGCCATGTGAGGTTTGGCCGTTGGCACCGCCACCAGCCTTGCTACCTACAAGGATAGTACGTAACTCTGGATCAGCACGCAATGCTTTTTTTAGATCATCCTTAGTCATGCCGGAAACGTTGCCTAATTCATCCAGCACGTGTAACTCCGGTGTGCCATCTTCCCTGTAATCCACTTTCAGCCGCTTTTGTATCAGCAGCGCCATTGCTTTCGGAGATGTCGAAATCTCTGCTGCAATTGCTTGCGCCGTGTCGTCAACATGCGTTTTTTCGACATACTTGCGCAATCCGTCAATGGTCGCCTGTAGCTTTGCCTGCTCGCGTGCGTGTGCATCCTTCCACTGCTTTTCTTTCTCCGTCAGTGTGCCAGCCTGCTTTGTTTCAGCAGCTACAGCGCGTGCTTCGGACTCTAATGCGCGTGCTTCCGCTTTCTGGCGTTCGCTCTTTTCATGATCTTTTGCACGCTTGAGCGCGGATACGTCATCGAATCCGCCTTCCAAGTCCAGCAGGTATGAGCCGTCGTTTTCCTCTGTATACAGCGCCTTGGTTGCCGCATCAAGTAGTGCAAATTCTTCTGCCGTAAGTATTTTCTTAACGCTCATTTTTGTAGTCTCCTAGTTCGCTGTATAGCTAGCTCTCATCTTCTTTACAAATTGGTCTAGTGTCAATGGGGGAGTTACATTATATTCAGGAAAACCAGCAGTAGCTAAGTCTATAGGCTGCTCACCGTACAACGGAAACGTACGGCTGCGGCAGTTAGGATGTGCAGGCGGCAATGGTCCTTCGCCTACAACATAGATGTTGCCATCGCGCGTTCTACACACTTCACTAGTACGGCTATCAAGTATAGATGCCCATTGATAATAAGACAGATATGCGCTGCCTATTCCCATCTGTACTATAGCGCTAGTGTGCTGCACAAGCGTATTAACTACGGCATCATTCGCAGCCGCCAAACGAGATAGTACACCACCCCTAAAACCATCAGGATCACCAGCTTGTGCGTTACGTCCAATAGCTATACCTGTGAATGCCTCTAATGTTTCTTGCGGCGTCCATGCGTTTGCGTACGCTTTTGTAATCAAGCTGGATGATGCAGTAATAGCATAGTTAACAAACCACGCAATCATCTGTTCTGGCGTTTGACCGTTTGCAGGAACCGGAGCATTACTGACTGTTGCCCACAAACTTTCATTGCCTGCATCGTCTCCGGAGATTGCGGAGATACCGTATAGTGGCGATGCGTCAACGTGTGTGGGTAACTGGTTTGCTGTTTGTGTAAGCTGTTCATGCTCTGTAGCAGTAAGATCGTTTTCTTGTTCGGGAGTGCGCCCGGTAACATGCACATAGATGTCCCTTGTTACTTCCACGTCAGTTGCAAGAAAGTCTTGCAATATCTTTATCAACTGCTGTGTGTATATGCTGTAGAACTGTATCTGCGCACGCTTGAAACGATACACAAAAGTTATCAACTCTTTCCTAGTAAAAGAGTCCATGCGCTCATACCGTACGCCGTGAATAAACGCAGCAAACTGACTATAAATTTGCGTAAGCAATTCACGATAATTCTGCGCGAAACCTGCTTTGACACCCTCTAAGTATACTTGGTGTCTGTACAGCAGATTGAACAGATATATGTTTTGTGCCGTAAATAGTGCGTCAAACTTTTTAGTTGCCATTTATGTTGTCTGCGTAGTTTTAGGACTTGCTCCTGCAACCGCTGCTTTCTCACCGCCCGGATGCTTGCCGATAGTAGGTTGCGGTTTACCGCCGCCTGCTGGTGGCTTACCGCTACCGTTAGGCTTACCACCGGGAGGCGCGGCACCACCTGCTGGTGGCTTCGCGCTATCTGCGAATGGATCAGCTTGCGGCAACAGCGTAATAGTCTGCGCAGCCAACTCTTTACTAATCTCTTCCTGCGCTTGTTTGTCATCCTCAAGTAGCAAGCCGCCGCTGCGCAGATTCGCGCGATACTCAGGCCAACTAATAGCGCCGCTAGTCCATTCTTTCAGTAATTGTCCTCTATCCTGTGCATTCATCTTGGACAGATCGAAGTCTTTGCTAAGTGTTATTTTGATGTCTGTTTCATCTGCGTTCACAAAGCCAGCGCACCAGTGCATAGATTTTGTAAAAGCACTAGATACATTCTTAGATATGTTAGAAAGAATTGAACTTTCTGTGTCGTGATCTACCAGCGCTTCTGTTGCTGTACGTCCACCTGTTTTTTCAGGCTCTACCAGCTTCGCACCTAGCGCCAGCATTTGTTGTTCTTTGTGCGTCATAGCTTCCATAGCCATGCTATTCGGTGATACCTCCAGCAAGCCGATAGCAGCACCGACCGGCAACGGTATGCCTCCCATAGCACCAACGCGCAAAGAACCTTTCAAAGTTTGTTCTAGCCATTCCTGCGTTAGTCCAGTAACCCACGGTGTAGGTTGTCCAACAACAAAAACGCTTTCCTCATAGTCTGCACTATTACGATAATGCGAGATGTTGAGCGATGCCATATCGTACAAGATTGGCACTTCTGGTCTTGGATCATTGCTGGTAGCACCGCAGAATGTAAACGGTATTTCGTCCAACGGAGCGCCTTGCGCATTCAAAGGCGTGTACTCCGGCAACGCTACAAGTTTGTTTTTCTTGGTCGCGTCTGCTGTCTGCGGCTTAACGGATGCTGCCTGAGATGTAGCAGCAAGTTTGGCTTGTTCCGAATTAGGCTCTACCCACAACTGCGCAACGTGGTTGCCGGTTTCTGGATCGATACGCAGCACACGGTACTGTAGCAATTCCTGCGCAGAGAAACCATCCTCGCCTATGCCGAAGTTTTTCTCGCGCAGCACAACTAATGAGAGTATCTGACGTGCGCCTTTCTGTACTGTGCGCCAATTGATAATATCCCACGGTTGATAAACTGTAATGGTAGGACGCACATAACCGTCCTCAAGATCAGCAACCGTTGCCACTGCACCGTCTGGATTAGGCGGATAATCGGCAAGTAATCCGCAGCGGCTATACGCAAGTGTGTAGTCTACTGCGCGTGTTAAAGACTGCTCCAAAGACAAGCCTGTGCCGTCGCAGTCATCTACCATTACGTTGCTAAGTGCTGTGGGCAGATTGATAACCGGCGCTTCTAAAAACACCTGCCCAACCATACCGGCATGTGTTCTGCGCGTTACGTTGTAGAACACTGCGCGCCTAACATATGCCTCATAGCGCAGCATATTTGCCGCGCTCTTATCTGCTGCATTAGGCATAGGCAGATAGCGCTCACGCAACAACGAATCTTTGATGGTAACTTCGCCAGCAAGACAATCACGTATAAGATCATACTGTTTCCGTAGTTCTCTTAATTCTGCGCGCTCATACGTGACATCCATTGTTTATCCTCAGTAATAAGTAAAACTGAAATTTGCTTTGTTCGCTAAACGATTCGCGCCTTTTAGCACGCGATACCGTACTTGGTCATACGCATGATCTTCGGCGTGTGTATCCACATCGTCAATTTTCAAAGGATCACGCGGCAGTATTGGCAGTGTAGCAATAGATGCTCTACAGTGTGCCATAAAATAAATAGCTGGTCCTTCGTGCTTTACTGCGGCTTGTAAACGATCACGCAGCAGTTGCAAGCCATTACGACGCGAGCCGGGAGACTTGTCGCTTTCCTGCCAACGCACGCCCTTGTCAGCCATCTTTTTCTCTATGGTATCTACGTCAGACTCGCGCACATCGCGTATCTGATTATCTGCGGGGCCGGGGCGCGGCTGCCGTTGTATCAGCTTATCGCGCAGTAAGCGTATCTCTTCGTTAATCACCATTTGCGCAACATCAGGCGCAGACATCCGCAAGCCTTCGTTGTTGCCAACACCTGTACTTAGATACAGTTCTCCGCACTGAATTAGAGAACCTTTTTCCGGGCAGAATATTTTACCATCCGGCAAAGTTGCCTCTTCGCCATTTGCTTCTGCCCACCAACCTATTGCGCATGGATGCGAACTACCCCAATCTAGAGAACGGTCAACATACCAATCTATAGGAACTTGGAATGTAGGCATGATGTGTATAGCTGGCTTCCATAGATCATCTATCGCACCACCGGATACAACATCCCAGCTACCCTCTAGCCATGACTTGCGCAAGTTCTCATTGTTCGCGCATAGTTGCATGAGTCCAGCGATGTACGTTGCGCTGAGATACTTGTTTTCCCTGAATGAGCCAAAGATAGCTATTTGCGTGCGTTCGATGTCTACCAGCTTACCGCCTTGTTGCGGATCAGGTACGTCTTTGAACACGGTACGCACTACGGTACCAGAAGGCGCAGGATCGATAAACCGTTGCTTTACTTGCGCGTGGCCTATGCCTTCAGAGTTAGTAGTAGCAAACGTTTTTAATGGAATAGGCGGCAACGTGTAATTGCCGCTTTTGTCCTTTGGGCTATTCTTTTCTTGCGTCCATGACGAACGATTGCAACTCATCATCAAATCGAACGCTTTTAAGTTAGGCCACTTGGTTAACTCGTTCCACGCAATAAACGGATATTCGTGGCCGTGATAGTTAGAATAATCGCGCTCATCAAATACAGCGCGCAGCAATAATTCTTCACCTGTAGGCCACAACCATTTGTACTCATTACCCGCAAGAAACTTTACGCCATCATCGAAAGCGTAATAAACGCGCTTCATCTTATCTAAGATGTCGTCTAGGTGCTTGTATTCACGATCTATTACGATGCCGCGCCAGAACCTACCGTAGCCTATGCCCACATGCTTACGGAATGCCATCATCTCGGCTTCTGTCTTGCCGGGGCCGCGTGTGCCGTGATAGAGAGTTACATCAGCGCGTGAATCCAGCGCGAGCGTTTGGGAACCGGGTAGCGGTTCCCAAACAACTTTTGTAACTGGCTCAGTTAATAGAGGCATGGGCAGTCAACGCGGCTTGCTGTTTTGCTGCGGCTATTTCCCACTGCTCATCCGATGTATGCACAGGAATGACCATAACCTTATTGTCAAGTGCAACGTTGACGGTTGGCGCATCCTTGGCTATCTCGCCCATGATTTGCGCATACAACTTGTGAGCATCCAGCGCTGTTTTGTAGTCCTTTTTCTGCTCCATCTCTTCTGCAAAGGTTAGTACAGACCGCGCGTGCTGTTCCTTTGTGGGCAGAAAGGTACGCTCGCCCTCTGCGGCGCGTATCTCATCCAT